GTCTCCTGGTTATAGTAGTCATCCCGGTACAGGAACGCTACGATGTCGGCATCTTGCTCGATCGAACCCGATTCCCGCAAGTCACTCATCATCGGGCGTTTGTCCTGGCGTTGCTCGACTGCCCGACTGAGTTGGGACAATGCAACAACCGGAACATCCAATTCACGAGCCAATTGCTTCAAAGTCCTTGAAATCTCGGAAACCTCTTGCTGTCGATTCTCAGAACCTTTTCCCTGACGACCTGCGATGAGCTGAAGGTAGTCGATGACGATCATCCCCAGTCCTTCTTGCTTTTTCAGGCGACGACACTTCGCGCGGATCTCGTGAACAGTAATACCCGGCGAATCGTCGATACGGATATTTGTTGCACCCAGGATTCCGACTGCTTCAGCAAATTTTGTCCAATCGCCTGAAGCAAAATCGCCCATCCTCATGTTACTTGCGTCGATGTTCCCCTCAGCACATACCATCCGCTGAACAAGTTGAGCTGCCGACATTTCTAAGCTGAATATAGCTACAGGTTCGGTATTCCGAATGGCCACGTTCTGGGCAATGTTCAGAGCGAAAGCCGTTTTACCTACTGATGGTCGAGCAGCAACAATAATCAAATCACTCTTTTGCAATCCGGCTGTAATACTGTCCAAATCGGTGAAGCCTGTTTGAATACCTGTGACTGTACCGTTCTTAAAGTTGTCAAAACGAACCTCAGCAGATTCCACAACTTCAATCAACACATTTTCAATGCGTTTAAAATCCTGTTTTGGTGCTGCTCGATCAGTTAATTTGTTCTGTGCTTGTTGAACGCTAGACATTAACTGCGACAGTTCGGTTCCAGCAGCTGCTTGTTGTATCAGAAGCATATTCGTCCGGATCAGCTCCCTGCGAACTGCCATATCCTGAAGCTGTTCGAAGTAATAACCGGCATTTGCGGCAGTAGGTACTCCCCCCGCCAACTTAGCAAGGTAACTCACTCCACCGATATCATCCAGTTCACCTTTTTCCTTCAAGCTTTCCGTTACTGTAACCAGATCGATCGGATTTTGCCCTTCAGCCAATCCTGCAATCGTTTTGTAAATTAGGCTATGGGCCTTATCGTAAAACGCATCTGCAGTGAGGATCTCTGCATGTTCCAAAGCTTCCACTGACTTAAGTATCAATGCACCCAGGGCAGCCTGTTCAAACTGCATACTGTGGGGCAGGTTATTTTCTATGTCGAAGCTTTGCAAGTAACTCATCCTTCCATCCCGGCGGCGGCGGGCAAGCTTTAAGAGCCGCTGCTTCTCTCTCCGCAAAATATGTTTCTGTTAAATCTCGCATTCGTTCACGTTCAATCTGTTCGCCAAGTCTTCCGCGGATCTCCGAGATGGTCGGCGGCCACTTTATAGTCTTGATATGCTGATCCAAGTTTTGAATAGCTGCTTCATACGGAAAATCTTGAAGATGCTTGTAGTGGCGATCCACATTCTCCTCACTGTCATCGAAAGTCGGGTATTCGTCGGTGATCGCCATGAACAATCGAATAACATCAGCCTTTTCCACGGGCTTCCTCCTCCCTCAGCCTTTGTTCTAAACTGTCCCTCTTTTGTTGCCTTAACGGTTGCTGTCTCCGACCACTCGGTACAGAACCTGTTGTAACTGAAGAACCTTTCCTTGCTTCGAAAGCATCGTCCAACGCTTTGGCTGCTTCAAATGTTTTGGCCCCAGACCTCAGATAATCTCCAAGGATCTTGGTAATAAGGGTGAACCTGTACCCTGAAGCAGCCAATGCTGCACGTTCCATTGCACGTATAACCACAGCCTCGTCCATGTTGTCCTCATCGATGTAAACGATAAGTTGCTGTGCTTGGAATGGATTGCATTCAAATCCAAACACTCGCTTGTGAGCCGAGTAAAATGATTCATACTCCGGATCAGGTGGTCGATCAATTTGATTCTCGTCTGCAGTAGCAGATGATGAAGCAGAAGAAGAAAGAAGAAGATCTTTTAATACAGGGTCTAAAATTTGTTCCACTTTTCGTTCTACTTGCGGAATGTGGTTTAATTTTTGTTCCGCTTTGTCACCTACCCCGTCAAAGTGGTCTAGTTTTTGTTCTACTTCCTGTCCTGCTTCGCTAGAGTAGCTATCCAAGTGGTTCAAATTTTGTTCCACTCCGACACCCAGCAGGTCAAATTCGACGCTGTAATCTCCTTTTGATTGCCCTCTTGGTGGTTGAATGTAAGCAATCAATCCTGCATCAACGAGCTTTTTTCGATGAGCATTTAGCGTACCTTTGTTCGTAATCCCTGTTTGAACCATGAGATCCTTATTGGTCATTTTCCACGCCTTACGCCACCCAAGCTTTGCACTGCGTCGCCATAAGGCAATCATTATTGCTATCCCTTCAGGACCAAACTCTTCCGGCCCGCCAATGGCTTCAAATTGTTCCAGAAGCCCGGAAAGGGTCGGTCTGGCTGTCTCGGTCACTTGCGTCTCCCCCTCCCGTAGCAGCCGTGATTTCAGTTCCATACACCAATGTTATTTCTGTTGAACAGCGTAAACAGCGACATCGAACTTGCTTTCTTTACCTGTAATTTCTTGAATAACCGTTTGTATTCCATGTCCGAATTGTGCAATTAGATCGTTGATTGCATCTGGCATTTGGTTCGGTTCAGTGGTAATAGCTGCCTGTGCTCCCAATGAAAAAGCAACGTCTCTTAAATGGGATTCGATAGCTTCTGGCCCTTCAATTACAGCTTCCTCAAACATCTTCTGGAGCTGGTTAAATGTCGCTTTTCTGCTGGTCTGTGTGCTATTGTTCATTCTGATTGCTCCTTCCTAATCCAATTCGAACTTGTTTTTGGACCCTTTCCCATGCATCAACGTATACAGCTTCTGGATCATCATCGTCATGTAAGTCAACAACAATGCTGGCTTCCACTTTCAGACTTTGGAAATTGCCCAGGTTCTTCGTATATGAAGCCCCAACAGAGACTTGCTTAACAGTTGCCATGTATCATCGACCCTTTCTATTTTGTAAGAATACATGCGGATACTTGGCCCGCTTTACTTCCCAATCAGGGTACCCGCGTTCAAAATACGCAATGGTTTCACGTTGAAAGGCTGCCTTGTCTGTATCGAACAACTTCCAAATCCGATCCCCCATCATGCTCTTCAGGAGCGGCTTGCCTGACAGATCGTTGATATCGATCACCTACCCGCTACATATACCTGTTTGCCTGTGAGGGCTGCTATTTCCCGTTTGAACATCGCTTCATCTGAATTGTTGTCTGACAGGTGAAGCAAGTGAATCTCTTGCACATGCCGCATGTCGTTCGCTCGGATGAATTCCTTCACGTTCTCGAGCGAGAAGTGCGAACGCAACAATCTATGTTTCATGACCGCCGGCACATGGCCAGCGGCGATATTTTGATTAAGGATCTGGATGGAATAATTGCACTCAATCATGATGTGAGTAAGTGCGGTAAAACGATGCTTGATGTAATAGGTATCTGTTGCAAACAGAAGCTTGTCCCCTGCTGTATTAGCCAAGAGGAACCCCAAGGGCTCCGCTGCGTCATGCTGAACATCAAAGGGTAGAATTGACCAGGTACCAATGGTGAATGGCTCAAGTGCCGATACACGCCGCACACGATGACTGTCTATCCCTAAAGCATCAGCAGTGCCGGAACTGGTGTATATGTCCACTCCTGCCTTGATCAGATCTTTGACAGCGATGCTATGGTCACCATGTTCATGAGTTACGAGACATCCGGACAATGATGACACCTGAAATGCAAGACCACGCTGAATGTCCTTATAGCGCAACCCTGCATCCAGCAGCAGGGACGTGTGGCCGTCCGTGATTCGGTAGGCGTTACCCGCGCTACTGGAGCCGAGGGAAGTAATCTCGACCATCAGAATCCAGGTCCAGTTCCACCGGAAGTATCTTCATCACCGAAAGTCATTTCAGGCTGTCCATCACCTGAAGGTTGATCGTCGTTAGGAACATCATCCAGGTGTGGCGGGGTAACATCGATTACGTCACGATTTGCATTCGCTCTAATCTCTTCTGAAACCTCAGCATCTGACAAGTCGCTCTCTATCTGTTTCAGGCGCAGATAATCATCGTCTATCTTCTGTGAGTCAATGGTGATATCGTTGTGTGCCGCACGATAAACGGTCTTCCAGCACATTTTTTCGTGCCATCCTTCCACCGTTTCCTTGCCCACCTTCTTCTTATTCTCCCAAACGTCTTTCTCTCCGCCCCAGAACTCAACACTCGCTTTTTCTGGTTTACGTTTTTCAATCTCCTTGAGGGTCATCATGACTAATTTATTTTTTTGAGGGGTTTTGATAAAAGAGTGAAAATAAAATCCGCCAAGGATAGTCCCACGGTCAAAAGGGTTTTTGATCTCAAATTCATAACTTTCATGTGGGTGGTTTGCATCTTTCTTAATAGGTGCAAAGTAATCATTGGAGTAAACCAGTTCAACAGTTACATGGTCAGGAACTTCCAATCCGTATTTCACTGATTTGAGTTCAAGGCCCCGGTACCCTTCGATAAAACCGATATCGTATTTACCTGTATTGTTGTTTTTAAAAGGGATCAAGCTAATATGATTCGGCTGCGCTGGATCGAAACCAATACGAGCATAAGCAACTACATCGCGTGACAACTTATCCATGTTCACGTTCGCCCAAGTCATAGGAACAGGATCACGATACTGGTCAGATTTTTTCAGACGCTTTTCTTCTGCAGTCTTCAACACTGCATCCAAAGCAATGAAGTAATTCTGAGCAAGGCGCTTCTGGAAGTTGGTAAGAGCAACCTCGCCAACGCTTGAACCAAATTCAGAAATGACTTTGGTCATAAAGCGCTCAGACTGTGTCGGCTCTGTTTTAGCAATGGCTTGCTCCCCTGGTTGGGGAGCTTGTTGTTTTTCTGTACTCAATTAAATCGCTCCTTTTGCTTGTTTAACTGTTTGAATTGCTGCATCAAGTCCTTCTGCAAAAATCACATCATCAGGTTTTTGAATTCGCAGTATTTTATCGTCTTCAGATACCACCAAACGGATCACTTGTGCATCTGTATCGATGAGCTGCGTCACGGCTTCGGCATTGTCTACGAAGATCGGTGCTGAGAATCCGTAATGCTGTCCAAGCGTATTGATGATGTCCAAACCTACGTTGATCCGAGCAGCGTTGTTCAAACCGCCCTCATACGGAACGCCGTTGAACAACGTCTTGCAGACATCCTTCAGACCACCATTGATCTGTTCCTCAAAGAGTCTGAACCGGGCATATTTGAATTTGCTATTGATCTTGGATTCAAGAAGCGACACTTTCGTTCGTGTGAACTCTTCTGTGAGGTAGAGCTCGTGTTCCAGCTTCTCAAACTCGCCTGCAAGCTTACGCTCCTGTTCAGCCAGCTCAGCGATTCGTTCCTCAGTTGCCTTTACTGTCGCCAGCTTCGCTTTGTCCGTTTCCAAGTCTTCCACCTGTGAGCGGATCAACCGGATCTCAGCTTGCACTTTGCCGATAGCATCCGCGGAAGAAGAACGAAGCTGTTCAATCTCAGCGCGGACTTGTTCTCCTTCGCGTTGCTTGGACTGGTACTTGGTATTGTCAGCCGGATCAGCAACATTCGTTCGCAAGCTCTGCAGGGTTGCTTCTGCCGCCGTAACTTCTACCGCCTTCGATACAATTTCCTCCTGCAGCTTGGCCAACTCGCTTTCAAGTGTCTTTAATGCTTTTTCAAGGTCTTTCTTCTCTGCTGCTGCAAGTTTACCGTCAGCACTTATTGCTTCCAGACGTTTGGACTTGTCCAGATTAAATGCTTCAAGCGCTTTGTCCTTTGCCGACTGGACTTGATCCTCAGGAAGTGCTTGTCCGCATGTAGGGCAGTTTGCATCATGCTCGTGTTCGTGTACCGGATATTGGAGACTATCAAGGGAAGTCCATTCTGCCCGCAGCCTTGTAACCTGGCTATCAGCACGAGTGATCTGTCCTTTATAGCGTTCTTCCTCACGTTGCCCTGCAGTTAATCGGGACTGTAGTTCAGAAGCCTCACCACGTAATTGCGAAAGCCTTGCTTGTTGCCCGCTTACTGCTTGTAATCCATCTGCCTGAATCACTTGCTTAATTTCAGTCAATTCTGCGTTGATCTCACGCAAGCGGATCTCCTTGGCCGACAATTCACCACCGGATTGAATCCGTTGAAGCTCAGCGGTCTTGGCATCAACTCTACCGCGCATCGTTTCAATGTCCTCCTGCAGAAGTTCAGCATCCAGGTCGGATACGTCTGGCATGCTTCGGTGGGCTTCATCGATGCGAACCGGGATCTTCTCCAGTTCCTTGTTGATCTCAGTCCGACGAGCTGCGATGACCTTGCGGTGATCCTCAAGGCTTCGATCTCCAAGAATGTCAGCCAATGGCGCGAGTTGCTTGCTGCTTGCAATGATTTCGGCATCCGTCATTTCCCCACACACTTCCAGAAGCACTTTGCGACGCGCATCCGGTTTAAGAATCTCGTTAAAGTAAGAAGGACTTGTCAGCAACTTGAAGATGTCTTCACTTATAAGTCCATCGACTTCGGCCTTGTACTGTCCTTGCTTAATTGGAACACCGTCCACATAATAATCTGTTGTATGACCACCAAATTCTGCCGCCGCTTGCCCCCGCTTACGCGTCCATTTCTCGGCAAAGACCTTTTTGAAAGAACGGCGACGACGGTCAACCATCAGGATTGCTTCAACCTCATGTTGCAGGCCGTGCTCAGCAACTTTTCCGGCTTCATCCAGACCTTTGATTTCAAAGTCCGTGCGATTTTGGCTGTCTTTACCGAACAGCGTCCATACGAATGCATCGAACAACGTTGTTTTGCCTGTGGCATTGTCACCGTAAGCAGAAACACTGCGACCGTCAGCTTCCAGTACGAAATCCCTTAAACCTTTGAAATTGCGAAGAGTCAGGGAAGTCAAAGTAATTTGTCTCATGCGCTCTTCTCCTTTGATTTGAAGTGCTGGCTGATTGCATCCGCTACAGCCGCAAGTTGATCGTCATCGGCCATCAGTTCAACGGAACCAAATGTACCCGAGACGGAAAGTATTGCTGGCGTGTAGTGCATCGCTGGTTTAACAGCAGCGTCAATGGTTTGAGCGGATAAGTCGACAGTAATAGCAGTCGTTTTACTCATAACGTCCTCCTTGTTTGGAACGGTCACCCATGGTAAGATGACCGTGTATCCATATTTAATTTTCAATGTTCTGAGATAGCCCGCTGCAACGGGCTATTTTTCGTTTTCCGGAACAGGTCCGTCTTCTGCAATCGTCTTCCATTCAACGATGACTGGAGCGTTCTCAACATTAGAAATCAGTTCCCCATCTTCATCCAAAACGTGATATTCCGAATGAACATGATCCTCGTATTCCAAACTCATGTTCTTAACCTCAATAACCTCGCGACCTTCAATCTCGGTACCGACCTCAAACACACGAGTCGGGTTACTGACTACGGTCAGCCGATGAATAATTTGCACGTGTTATCCTCCCTTCATATGTATTGATGCGTCAGCCGCATCTCACCGCCAACGGAACGGGAGTTGGTTATGAAACCCGTCCCGCAAGCAGTGAGACAAGGCCGACAATGGCCTGTCCATAACTTGTATCGTTAAATCTTCTCAATCTCCGCTACAGCCTGCGCCATGTATTCTGGCGGCAACTCACGCAAGGTTTCAGCAGCGTTGTGCCAGCGATTAAAAATATCTTCTCTCGCCTGCCAAAGTGCTTCAAACTCAGGTTCCAATGGTGATCCTTCATAAGATGAAACAGCAGCTGTGTTCTCTCTGAAGGCTTTAGCGGATTCAACGTAATTAACAATGATTTGGATGTATAATATATCTTTCATACCGATTCCCCCTTGCGCTTTGACTCGGGAGACGATAAAATAAGCAGCACAAGAGACTTTAAACGTGTTCTCTTACCGAGTGTCCGCCCTGCCAGGCGGGCATTTTCTATTTCTGCTTCTGCGAACCGGATCATCCGGTTAAGATATTCCTCTGCATTATTCATCTTTCCAGGCAACATTCTTTCAGGCTGCTTCCGAATCAGTTTCAAGTTATGTAAAGAATTTTTCCCAGCTTGCAACGCTTCGGCTGCCAATTGTTCACGCGACATTCGTTTATCCCCCTATCAATCTTTGAATCATGCTGATCCCGTCCATGCCGTATAGAAATGAGACAACAACTTCCCTTGCTCCGGTTATTTCAGCCCAGTGCATCATCGTGTTCATGTCCGGAATCTTATGATCCTTTTCGTATTTCGAAACACAAGCCTGTGTACGATGGAGCTTGTCCGCCAATTGCTCTTGGGTAAGCCCAGCTCGTTCGCGACAAGCTCTCATGATTGACCCAAACTTCATTTCCAACCGTGTTCACCTCCCCTCTCGGATTATTCCAATTTGGAATGGGAATGCTGTTAACAACGGATTATGATTGTCTCATGAGCTTCCCCGCTCGTGATCCCTTCATTGCCCGCCAGCCGGTACAGCTCGGCGGGTTTCTTGTATCTTGCGGATCATTGCTTCAGCGTCCTTCTTGAGTCGCTTAAGTTCTCGTTGCGATATTAGATGAGGATTCTTACATTGAATTTCGAGTGACAACGTGTAATCAATTGCTTGATCTACCGTCATTTTCTTCAGTTCGGACCGGATGGCGACGGCAGATATGAAACATGCTCGGGATGTGCTTTTGATCCAGTAAAATCTCATATGCTTGTCCTCCGTTGGAAGCCTAATCGGCTTCGCTTTTCTGGTTTTGCAGAATGTCCCAGCCTACCTCGTGCATTTGCCTGATCACTTTAGCGATTTGACTAGGTGTTTGTACAATGAAGTCATCACAGATATGAACAGTGGTTTCTCCAAATTTGTAGGTCTCAACAACGTTTCCTGCTGGCAACTCTTTAATTTGGATCGACATCGGCATATCCCTCCCAGGATTATGTTTATGCAGATCGAGTTGTGGGACAGCCATTGTATTTTTGCCTCCTTACTGGATATATTGAGTTTAATCAGCTAGCACCTTTTCTCTTTGTACACTCAGCTTGTACTCTTAGACCGAAAAAAAGAGTGTTAATATCTTCACCCAGAATTTCAGATATTCTGAAAGCATCAGAAAGGGTTGGATTTGAATAACCATTCTCCCAGTTACTAACGCTTGCTTTAGAATATCCAAGCTGAGAAGCTAATTCTTCCTGTGTTAAACCCTTTTTCCGCCTGGCAGTCATTAAGGCTTCGTTCTTCATGTTTTCACCTCTTTTGTACACCAATCTTGTACTTGTTGTCTTGATTATAAAGTACAAGATTGGTGTATGTCAACACAAAAATACAATATTGGTGTACATAATTTATTTAAATCAATAATAAAGGTACAATAAACTTGTACCTTAACGTTAGGAGGTAAGCATGTGTTCCATGGAGATCGTCTGGCGTCTCAAAGAAAAAGCAAACGACTAACTCAAGAAGAGTTAGCCGTCAAAATCAATCTTACTAAGGCTGCGGTCAGTAACTATGAAAATGGTCATAGTACCCCATCCAATGAAACATTAGTTGCAATAGCTGATGCCCTTGATGTTGATACTGACTATCTATTAGGAAGAACTGAATCTCCGAGAGAAGAGTTATTATCTTCAAAGCCTGACCTTGCTGAAGAGACGACTGAGTATGTACTTAAGGAATTAGTTGAGAAATACAAAATTGATTTAACCGATTCAAACAAAAGGGATACCTTGGAGAAAATGATTAAATTGGTTTATGAGGATCTTTGATTATTTATTGATTTTATTAATTGCTCTTTAATGAAGAGATAAATTTCAACTGATTTTTCCTTTTTGAGTTCAATAACCAAGGAAGTTTGTTTTTTAAATTCATCATTCATAGGTGTCACTTCCGTTCTTATTTTCTCTAAAATGCGAACATGTGTTTCTCTTTAGCATAATACTAACATGTGTTCGTATGTTTGGTAAATGCTTTCCACAGAACAAATTAGGTCAATTATTTAAGGAGTAGCGCGATGCGGTATGAACCGGATCGTTGCCGCTTAAAAGAATGGTATAAAAGGAAACGAATTTCGCAACGTGATTTGCATATTATCACTGGTATTGCTGAAAGCCAATTAAGCCAATATGCGAACAACAATCAAACAATGACATTGGGTACAGCACATACTATTGCCAAAGCAATGAAATTGCATGGCCCTCAAGCATTGTATACGTGGCGTAAAATCGTAGAAAGTGATTAATTCTTTTAAGCTGCAGCGGAGGAATCTTTCCTCCCGATCCGGATAAAACTTTATTAGGTAGTAAAGTTTTAGGGACTCATCTTTGCTACCTTTAATATAGATCACCCCTAACCTGTAACATCTTATGTTATAGACTTATAGTCCTGATATTATCATGGAGCAATCGCAAATACTGTCGAATAAAAATTGACCGTTCACCCCCAGTGAACGGTCAAAGTCCTTTGAATTTATATACATTTCGGCGTGTTACTTTTACACCCTCTGATTTATGCTTTTTTGTCGAAATATAGCGTTTTATTTTCTTCACAAAATGTCCATATTCTATCGGTGTTTACAATAACCGATTTTGAAGCTTTTTCAAAGCCAAATGGGGCAAATAAGCGTTCATATTCAGCTAAGTTTCTTAAAGGTCTGCCTCGTCTAGTTTTTGTTCTTATTTCAATCTCATCATCTTGTACAACCATGGCCACAATCTCATCCAAACTTACAACTATAATATTGCCCTTTGGGCTCATTATTGGTAGCAACACCATCACCTCGTGTCTATCATGTACAGAGTGATGTTCATATATACCAATACATAACTGAGGTGAATAAATTGAAAGAAATGTATGCTTTGTTCGTCATAGTAGGATTAGCTATTACAATTACATACTTATGCTTAGCTATGTCTGCCTATGTAAAACAAACTGGAAAAGCTAAAATGCGATTTATCGTTTCAGGGGTATTCGGATTGGTCTTTATTGTAGGGATACTCGGAACCGCAGCGGGACTTCCCGAACAACAGCCAGAGTCATCAGCCGAGGTAACAAAAACTTATACTGAAGAAGTGGGTTTACCTCAGAGTAAAGAACCGACTCTCATTGAACAAGCCAAAAACAAAAGTGACAACGAACAGGATTCGAACATTACAACTGAAAATAGAAAAATAATATATTCATTGGATATTACACCTGAACAGTTTCAAATGAAGTTTAATTCCTTACCAAGAACAGAAGGATTTGAAAATACCACAATTGAATCTATTACACTCGATACAGCAGCTGATGCTTCTAATAGTTTTCAAGAGCCTCTATCCTACAATGTTGATGTTTTTGCTTTAGTCAACAAATCTGATGATACCATCGCTTATATTCAAGTGGCTTTAAAACATGAAGGAAATGATCGTGATAAGGATATTTTTACACATACTATTCCATTATTGATTTCTTCAACAGTTCCAAGTGTTTCTGACAGTAAAGTAGAAGAGATTTTAATGAAAGCGATAGATAATCTTTTTAGTGATACTAAAGGAATAGAAATCCTTGATGGGGATTACATCTTTAGTACAAGCAATACTGCCTTTGCAAGAATCTTTAGAATTTCAAAAGAAATAAACTGAGCCCTCCGGGGCTTTTCTTTCACATCAATAACCGAACACATGTACTGATTCATATTTAGCCATAATCAGCATATATAATAATTAAGGAGGCTTGGCCATGTTAGACGAACAATACGCAAAACTAACATCAAAACTTCAAGGGCGTTTTTGTATGTACCTAAGGAAGTCTAGGGCAGACATGGAAGCTGAAACCCGCGGGGAAGGCGAAACGTTAGCAAGGCATGAAAGACATCTATTTGATCTTGCAAAAAGATTAAAGATAAATATATCAGAGGTTTATAGAGAAATCGTCTCAGGTGAAACCATTATGCAGCGCCCAGTAATTCAGAACATGCTACGTGAAGTTGAAGAAGGTTTATGGGACGGCGTTCTTGTCATGGAAATTGAAAGGTTAGCGCGTGGAGATACCATCGACCAAGGTATTATTGCTCAAACATTCAAGTACGGCGAAGCTAAAATCATAACGCCTGTTAAGACATTTGATCCAAACAATGAATATGACGAAGAATATTTTGAATTTGGCTTGTTCATGTCTCGCCGTGAATATAAAACTATTAATCGCCGGCAACAGTCAGGACGAAAAGATTCGGCCAAAGAAGGAAATTTTATAGGTAGTACTCCCCCGTATGGTTTCCAACGAATCAAGCTTGAAAAACAGAAAGGATGGACTCTTGAGCATCATCCGGAACAAGCGCCTATTATCAATTTAATATTTGATATGTATGTAAACCAAGGTGTGGGTATGGGTCTAATCGCTAGAAAGCTAAATCAAATGTCCATTCCCACTATGCGAAATAGCCAATGGTCTGTGGCTACATTGAACAGCATTATACGAAATCCTGTCTATTATGGCGCCATCGCTTTTCAACGGAGACCGGAAAAGAAAGTACGCAAAGACGGAATTGTTCGCAGAACCCGCCCTCGCGTCGATCGGAGTGAATGGACACTTGCTGAAGGTAAACATGAAGGTATAATCACAAAGGAAACTTGGGAAAAAGCTATAGAAATATTACAAGGAAGAACTCATCCTCCTGCGCCCAAAGGTGTTATTGTCAACCCGTTAGTTGGTTTGATAAGATGCGGGATGTGCGGCCGTTTAATGGTGCGTAGACCATACAATAGTCCGGAACGACCTCCAGGACTAATTTGTCAAGCCCCTACGTGCAATAATGTTAGTTCCCCTTTGGAAATTGTTGAAGAAAAAGTATTAGAAGGTTTAAAGATCTGGTTAGAAAAATATAAGGCACAGTGGGAATCAAATATGCCACAAAAGATTCCTTCAAAGAAGGAGTCAGCGTTGCAGATAAAGGAAACTATCGTACAGGATCTTGAAAAAAAACTGCATGAACTACACGAACAAAACAACAATTTACATGACCTACTAGAAAAGAAAATATATACTGTAGAAGTTTATCTTGAAAGGTCTCAAACACTTGCTCAGCGGATTAATGAAGCAGAGGAAAGCAAACGGGTTGCTTCTGAGGAACTGGAGCTGGAGAAACGAAGACAAGCAGCCAAAGTGGACATTATCCCAAATGTGGAACATGTGCTGGACGCATACTCACAAACCACAGATGCAGAGCAACAAAACAATTTGCTCAAGTCCGTACTCGAATTTGCTGTCTACACCAAAACAATAAAAGGCCACTGGTCTAGACCAGAAGCTATTAGCAATTTTGATTTAAAATTATTCCCTAAACTCCCCCGAGTTTAGGGTTTATAATTGATAACTAGGATGTACTGATTCTTCTGCACATCGTAGTTATCTATCATAGAAGAATAAAATCCACTGCCAAGCATATCTATTTTATGACCTTGCCGCCGAAGGGAGCATTATTGATGAGTATGAATATTTTCGCACCAAAAGGATCTAAAGTTCGTTTTGTGAATAGAGGTGGATGGGATGGTGAGTACGAACGAGCTACTGAAGTTTTAGATCATGGAAAGGTTTATACGGTCAGAAGGATTAATGTTTATCAATCTTCTTCTGAAGTTTTTCTTGAAGGAATCAATCAGAGTTTTAACAGTGTCTTTTTCGAAGATGTATATGAAACCGAGGATGGAATCGATTATGGTCGCATCCGTGAACTGACGAATGTGCCATTTACTGAGTATGTCAGAGACAAAATAAAGGCCGCATTAGCTTGGCGAGTACTGGAACACTGCTTTATATCGGTAGATGACTTTGACTGCGATCCGAACGATCCAGATGCCGACGAGCCTGATGCTCCTGTAATAGTAATCGATGTTAAAGTTCGCGGAGCGCTATATACTTTCTGGTACAACACCGATTCAAGAGAGTATAATCATTCGATTCTTGGTGAGGATGTCGTGAACAGATATCTTGCGATCACCAAAGGACATCGACCCGATCTTCCTGGTGTTTATGTCTATAATCCTACAGAAGAATAATCATAAGAAAAGAGACCGGACAATTGAACCGGTTTCTTCCTATTTATATGCTTGCTTTTATGATCTCTTCTATCTTAATCCAACTATAATCCTCGTCACCACGTTCAATTTTGACTCTCCTGTTTGGTTTGTCAATTGATGTAATGACACCCCGCAGCTCCTCGTCATCAAATGGGCTGAACACAGTTAACGTTACTGATCTGCATTTCTGGTACGATTCAAAGATAGCTTCTTCAATGAGCTGCATTTCTTGTTCATCCAACACCGGCTTTCCTCGTCTTTTTTGCAGTTCCATCTCAGCCAAATACGCCTCTCGGTGTTCGGGCAAAATCATTCTGGAACCTTCGTAAACGCCGTTCGCCGTCAATTTGCTTGCCACGTTGCATTCCTCCTCAGTATTGAGTCCAATAGTCCGTATTATTGTTATTGTTATTGTTGTAAGCGGGCGCAGGTTTAGGGTCCATCTTAGGTTTCTCCGATTCTCGTTCCCAGCCTTCCAATATCACTATGTGGGCAGAGTCAGACCTGTCCTCCCAATGTATGTATGCCGCAGCCACAAGAGCGTCCAGAGCAGCCATAACATCCGGCTTCCCCTTACCAGTCTTAACCGTAAGTTCATGGATCGTTGGTAATCGTCTGCGGCCGCTACTGTAATTAAACAAGATCCTTAGTACTTTCCGTTCGTAATCAGTCAACATGTTTATGCCCCCTGTGCTGTCGTCATGATCGGATGGCATGCCAGTAAACCGGATTCCTTAAATGTCCGCGGTTGCCCTGACAATAGATCATCAGCTTTGATCATCCCGGATCGTATGCTTTTGACCTGGATACGACGTTTCGTGATCTTTCCGCTTTGATCCTCATAAATGATTTCAACTAACCAACCCAAGTATTTCACTGGCATGTACATCCCTCCAATAAGAACGTTTGTTTGTATTATATGCGAATGTACGTTCGTTATTCAACATGAAAAAAGCTCCATCCGCAGATTTACTGCAAGATGAAGCTTTTCCAAAACCCTTCAAAGTCAAAATTCGTTGCTTCGATACGCTTATAAGTATTTTTGTAAAGATAGGTAAGGTGTCATTTTCACAGCATTTCTTAACAGTTCGATAACACCCTTAGTATGTGCTATTCTCGGATTTGGAGATAGAATTGGGACTAAGTCATCAACCAGTTCTTCCAATGTAGGAATTTTCACAGATGGATCTTTCTCGGCCGCAAGATTTGCTCGAACACATAATTTTAATACATTCTTAATTGAATTATACTGATCAACGTTTAGTTCATTTGCAATCACCCAATCCCACAATCGATATTCCTCGGGATCTACAGCAATTTGCCGTAGGAGCGTAATGTATAGTTCCAATCTTTCCACTTTCTCTTCTAGTGATTCGTTTGGCATAGTATTATATTACTCCTTTTTATAAGAACAACATTACTACATTAGCAATTCTATTAGCCACTGAACTGCTAATAGATCCTTGAGCTACGCCCATAATAGCTTGTACAATGGCATTTTGAACTTGTTCTTCAACCGCATCACCTAAAGAAGCTAAGAAATCCAATTCATTAGTAATATTCCAACTTGCTTCATCCCAGGCATCTTTCAGTTTATCGCCAGGTAAGAGATCACGAATTGTATCCGAGTTATTCTTTACGAATTTGGACAATGCCTTAATTGTAGCGGCTGCAACCTTTGCCTTACCTTGAATTTCAACATTATCGTTACCAGGGGCTGCATTAATAGTTTCATTTACAATAGGATTTACTGAAGGCGTTGAAATAGTAGTTTCAATATCAGTAATGATTTTTTCTTGTGGCAAACTAGAAGCAAAGGCACCGACCGATGTTCCTACCATCATAACACTAGATAATGCGAAAGCAACTCCAACTTTCCACGCTTTGTTCAACAAAAATATCACTCCTTAATTGGGATTATGTTACATTTTTTTATAATATATCAATTCACACACTCTATCAACCACATATTGTAAATAATTGTGTATATTTTGTTAAAATGGAAATGTATTCTTTTCTATATCACGCAAAAAAAAGGAACAACTGGATTACTCCTGCTGTTCCTTTTTATATTCAATCAATTGCGTTATATCGGTAAGTTCTAATGCCACCATGATTTTATTCAAGTTCTCAGGTGACCAAGCTTTGGACTTGTTTTCGGCCATATCAGATACAGTATTCCATCTGATTCCTGTCATGCTGCTTATCTGTCGAGGATTCAGCCCTCGTTCATTCATAAGTTCATTTAATCTCAACCTAATCATCGTTATCACCTCAAAAAGATCATACACCATAACACGAAACATTTCAACGATTATCGTTGACATTCAACGAATTTCGTTGTATAATTATAAATGTAAGGAGGTGAACAACAGCAATGAAAACATTGGATTGGGTCTTGCTCCTAACAGCTATAGCAAACATGACGACGGCCATCGTCAATATGCTAAGTACCACCGCTAAGAGCAAGAAAAAGAAAAAAGGAACCAAACGACGCGCACCACGCAAACGTTAAAAGTTCCCGAGTAGGCGGCTAACACAGCGCCTGCTCACCCCAATCTTATCATAAACGGCAATTAAATTTCCACTAGGAGGGCTTAGGATGAACATCGCAATTTGGACCATCGCATTAGGTGGGCTCATCATCTCAGTCATTGCTTTAATACTGTCGGTCTTAAATTCCAGAAAGTAACAGAAGGGTTGGATTGGGGATGACAATGCCTTGGAAGTATAATAGCGCAGGGGATATAACGTATATCTATATATCTGGAGCAAATAAATATTATCAAGCGGCCCGGATCGTCAAACGTTTACTTGGTCGCAAGGCTACTGCTGAGCTTCAGACAAACAAGAACCGGACACGCTGCCTGATAAAAATATATATGTAAACAAAAAAAGCCTTCCAAAGGAAGGCTTTTATCTTATTTTACTACTTTTAATAATTGCAACAAATACTGTCCTTTGATTCTATCTGCATCTTCTGAATCCTTTTCCCGTTTCGAAAATTCAACAAATCCGTTTCGAGAATAAAAGTTTTTCAAACTTTCGATGTCTTCACATTCGAGATAAACAATTCTCCCTCCAGCAATTTGTTGAATTTTGGCTATATTATCAAGTGCCATCTTCAATAACTCATCGCCAGATAAGTGTTTATTCAAACCATCAGTAAAATTTTTTCCTAACTGTGCAATCAATGGAGCCGGCATAACGTAACCCTTGTTATACGAATCGCGCGTTCCAAACTTTGCAATTCTTTTCCTTAAACTGTTAGATAAATTATTGTCTTTTACTGATATAAACTTGTTTGTGAGTGAATAATAACCAATCAATCTTAGTTCTCCTTTATATTGCATGAAAACCAGATGAGTTTGAGTTATTCCTTGTTTAGCAAACTCCAACGCACGAGACTTAAGAAAATACTCGACATCCTTGTTCATTGGACATGAAAAACCAGATATAATCTTGTTTGCAGAGCTATCGCCAAGTTCTTTGATCAAATCAAGCAAAGGAATTTCAACGTAACCTTTGATCAAAGGTCTTTAAATATCTCCCTAATCATTTTACCTCTAATTTCTCTATGTTGCTTCGAAAAAGAGACCTCTACACTTCCCTTTTTATCTGCATTTTCAAGTGCAGAAATCAACTTCTGGCTGTTTTTCTTACTGTCGATTGTAATACTTTTCATAATACTACTCGTTGCCATGTTGTTGACCTCCTTTCTGCCTTTGATATTATATGTAAATTCCTTTGCTTTATGTGCCACATTTGTATCTCATTTGTATCTCATTTGTACCTCATTTGTACCTCATTTGTATCTCATTTGTACCTCATTTGTACCTCATTTGTACCTCATTTGTACTGCATTTGTACTGCATTTGTATGTCGTTTGTACCTCATTTGTATCATATTTGTACATCAAAAGTAAACTGCATTAGGCGAAATAATTGACTATTTCATGAATTCAAAAAATGGAATACAACATGTAGATTTATCATATAAATACAATCAACATATAGGTCACCTCCTTTCTGAAGATAAACTTGAAAACATACCGAATAACTAATTACCCTTATTTCTTTTTCATGAATTGTTTTTCTTTTTTATAGGTAAGCTAATAGTAAAATAAAATTTAGAACTATGGCGACGGGGAATTGTGTTTTTTTCGGATGATTATTGGTGGGTTAAACAAAAAAAGGACTCCACCAGCGTTATGCCAGTGGAGTCCTTTTTACCGATGCTATCGGATTTGTTCCTATATTACCACAATTATCCTTCTGTTTCAATCTGTTTCAAACGCTTGTCCAGGTCGGTGACATTGCCATTAGTCGTTGCAAACAAGGCAAGGAAATTTTTCCTGAGCCGATTAATGACTACTGCTGTTTCTTCCCTCGTGATATGCGCCCCTGGACGTGTCCCGTCAAAATATCCATTGGCTGTAACTTCTGCCCATGCCGCTTCTGCCCATTTACTCGGCACATTGATATCTCTTTGTGACACTGGCTTGTCCTCCTTAACGGGCGCTTGCCCATAATAGTTGATTAAGTATTGTGTCGGCTCTACAACTCCCGCTTCTGTGGCCGTATAACCATATTGCGGACTGAAGGCTTCGCGAACTTCATAATGCAAATGAGCCCCACTGCTGATCCCTGTACTGCCTTGCTTGCCGATCAGTTGCCCACGTTTGACTTGTTGGCCAACTTTTACGCCTGCAGCTGATAGATGGGCGTAAACGTGCAAATAACCTTTGCTATCCTTAATGGCAACAGTTACACCGTAATTACCGAAGCCGGATCCGGACACACCCATTTTAGCGTGAATGACCTCACCAGCTACAAAAGCATAGATGGGTCCATCCGCAGGTGTGACAACAAGATCCACACCCCTATGAAACTTATTGATGCCACTCACTGGATGCTTCCGCATACCAAATGGGCTTGTGAGCCGATAACCGTCGAATGGATTACTCATGTCTGGCTCCCTTCCATATCGTTTCTTGATATCCGCCAACGATCCATTGAACTCATTCAGATCCACGTTGCCGGCAATGCCCGGTACCTTACCTGAGTCGCTATATTGCCATATGGTCCAGGTCTTCCAAGCTGGCTGATCGTCTGGAACACGAGTATTACTGTAACGTGCAATCCATAGATCATAACCGGATAGGCCAGTATCAAAATTGCCTGCGAATGAGTTGCCTGTATAGATGATCGGTTTGATGCCTGTTAGCCGCTCCAGCTCAGTAAGAAATGCTTCGGCTACAATGTTGATCTGTGCCTTGCTGATCCCTTCAGGATTGTTCTCGTAGTCCATCACAGGCGGTAACTGCAATGCTTTGGCCCCGCCGATCTCCTCGAGGGATTTCGCGTAATGAACTGCTTCAGCCTTTGCTGCAGCTGCCGATGTAGCCCGCAAGAAATGATAAGTACCAACCATCAATCCAGCCGACAACGCCCCCTTAACGTTGGCCGTGAAATTCGGATCAGTGTATGTCTGACCTTCCGTAGCTTTGATAAATACGAATTCCCGCTTGTCTGCCTTCACCTGAAGCCAATCAATCTTGCCCTGGTAACGGGAAACATCGATCCCTTGAACGTTACTGTCTTTTCTTTGTTGCATCGTAATCACTCCTTAAACTGCAGGCTTTTGAGTCGTTGCATCTGAGTCTTCTTTCGGTGGATCTGGCAGGTTTGGATTAGATGGCACTTCGCTTTTGGATTCGAAGATCTTAACAGCGTTTCTCAAAATATCAGGCATAGGGACACCCATGCGTCCCAAGTTTTCTGTGATAGATAAGAGCTCATTCGCTAAATAGAAGAAGATAACAGCATCTTGAATGATTCCTGTACCTCCGGTCACGATAATATCTACAAAATGCGAAATGGTAACCACTAAAAAAATGGCCGCTTTCCGGGCAATCCCTTCAAAACCTACACGGCTGCGCAGCTCATGTTTGATCCAAGCTGCGGCCCATCCAGTCAACCAATCTACAACAACAAAAATCAGTAGTATATTAATCAAAATTCCCCAACCTCCATAGAGGTACCCCGCGCCAGCCCCCACAACTGCGGATACCATTTTAATGACACCAGACATCCCCTCGTTCATGTCGTTTCCTCATCTCTTTATAATGTGAAATCCACTGACCACTCCAGACACAACAAAAAACACGTTCCGGATCCGGACGTGCTGAACTTTCTATATTCACCTCACATATATCTCTCAACACTCCGGAATAAAATTCCGGCTTCATTTTTTATTACCTCTTCTTCGTTCTTTATATGAAAAAGCCCCTGATCGCTAAGTGAAGTAAGTTTCTAACAAAGCACTATCAATCCATATACCGCCACCAGTAGCCGTGGTGGATACACCTCTCATGTACAATCCAAAAGGCATGTTCAAGTCCAAACCATTCGCTGCAAAATCTATCGAAGGTTGATTAGAAAAACGATACCCATCACTTTGTTGAGAATTGATGGTGATTCCATTCAGTTTCCCTTTCACAAAATCGACCATGAACATAGTCAGTCTATTAGGGAAAGCAAGCAAGTCCAACGCGACCCCGCTATTTGTGGAACCTGTTGTATTTCTTAATACTAAATGAGGCGTAGCATACACACTATCAAAACTCATGATAGGACCCAATTTCGAAAATGCTGTCAACATGCGAATACCTATCGGGATATCGAATAGGAGGATATCTCTTCTTGAATTTGGAGACACTGTAGTATACGGAACATAAATTGTTCGATCATTGCTCGTAACAGGAAATACATTCGGCCCATCAATCAAGTAATTGTCTATCAAGTAATTATCAATTAAAGGCATACATTCACCACATTTCATTAGAATATGCCCTCCAGTTGATCAGAGGGCATAAAAATAGCGCTCCGATTTCGGAACGCTTTGTTACGCAATATTGCCGTTTTGATCCATTCCAGTAGCTTCGAGAGCCGCTTTCACTTTGTCACGATTGCCGCCAGCAGTAGGTACATCTTCAATTTTTATTACACCTTTATGAATCATAGCCACGTATACAGCCAACATATTCTCACCCCCCTCCATGATCTTACTGGCCATTCGGATCAGCAACCAACCAATCCTATTCCGCATTGCCTTCATCCGGGAGCGTTGACAACAACATCGCATGCAGCTCCATCAGTGCGATTTGATTGAGTGTGTTTTCCTCGGCCAGCTTTTCATTACGAGCGTCTGATTCTGCCAAACTTTGTTTCAAGGCATTAATTTCACTTTCTAATGAGATCGTTGGCGGCTTGGGCTCTTCATCTTCCTTGACAGGATAGTTGAACAATGGTTCCAATGTTTCGAGATCAACACGAGCAATCTCTCCACCTTCGAACCGATCAAACATATACGCTCCGTGTTCAAGTTGAATAAAGTCAACCTCTTCTGGCACTTTCTCTGCCAATGCTTTGTACAATTTAAAGTCTTGTTCCTTTGTCGTTTCAACGGCAACACCAGCAAATTCAGGAGTAATGACAATGACGTTTCCTGAATTTACATCATAGTAAACTTTCATTCCGATTAACATTTATTGCACCACCTTTTCTAAGATTATAGTAACGTAAACGTTATTGGTCGCTCGATAAGATAAATCGTAGATTGAGGGAAGAAGAGCATTGATATTTGGAATGATTATTGTTTCCTTAGGGTTTAGAGATTTTTGTGGTATAAAAGTCCATGGCATGAGTACTGTCACTTCAGCGACAGTATTGGTACTTACGTTGTGAATGATAATAGACTTTATCATCATATCTGACGTCCTACCTGGGATAGCAGTTAAACTGGTAGTTGTCACAGCATTGATTGTCGTGTACGGATAGTTGCTTTTGATATAATCTTTTTCTACGCCAGAAATATACATTACACATGAACCTGTACTAGCTTGTGTTACGATTGTTTGTGAAGGCAATAATGGAATACATAAATCATCTATAATCAATGTGCCTTTTCCTTTTAATGTGCGATTAGTAGCAATGTATGTCCCTCCAATATTAAGGCTATATGTCAAGTCAGCACTACTTCCGTTAGAAATGATTATTGACTTAACGACAGTGTATTTACCAGAAGGCACAGTATAGGAAATACTTGATGTTGTCGAAATAAGAGGATAAACTAACTGCTTAATTTGTTCATTCTTCATTCTATCGGCCCCCAAATATTTCGTTTATTTCTTTGCTGCAACAGCTCACGTACTACGTCGTTTAAAGACGTCTCCGTCTCGGATACACGCGCTACACTTTGCTGTACGGATTCGTTCAGATCATTAAGCAACGTCTTTTCGTTTTCAGCTACCGATCCGACAAATGGAGCAATTGGTGTTTTGTCTAACATGAAGTACGTTACGTAGTAAGTTGATAAGCTATCGAACAATTCAGCAGGAAAATATGCACGTTCATAACCGTAGCTAAGGTTGTCTTTAATTATTGACCATGCATCTGGGCGATTGTTTTTATAAACAGTCCTAATCTTTTTAGCTTTGTAGTTTAACGGATTAGCTGCAAGACCAGAAGAATTTATTGAGTTTATGTCATAGGTGCTCCATAGGTTTGAAAATACAGGCTTTGTTTCTTCGTGCACAACCACTCCTGTACCTACTTCAATCTGATTACTTCCTTCGATTAACGTCAATTGACCCTCTGACATGATCGGTTCGACGACTGGCGTTGCGAGTTGGTAAAGGAGTTGGTATGGTGTGTAGTTAGGTGCTTGTGTCGTTGGTAAAACCGTCGTTCGGCTTGCCCCAGCTGTGCCAACCTCGCTAATTTTGATCCAAGCTTTTACAGATCCAGCGGCACCAGTGAATTGACTTACCCCGTTATGATCTCCCCCTGTAGCTCCATCCCAGTTAAACATCTTCCATCCCAAAAAATACGCCTTAATCTCATCGGCAGATAGGTTTGTATAACTGTCTCCCCATCCACTATCTACGTTTGCGATAGAGACGTTAAAGTCCGTTAAATCAGCAGTCAAAAAATATGCATTATCAGGCCCTGTCATAGTCGAAGCTTTGGTTAGTAAATCCGCGTTATACTTACATACAAATAATTTATTAAATGCTGGTGCTGCTTCTTTCATTTTACTTCCAACTATTTTGTAACCCGTTTTGTTTTGTATAGATCGATAAACCAAAGACCCATCCAACGCTAAGCCTCGCCACTTCGCCAGTTTGTAATACTGCCCGTCCTTCTCGAACACTTCGTCAGCGTTAGTTCCGGTTAATGGATCAGCGTATAATTCCGTTTGTAGCGCGAGCATAGGGTCTTCACGCGGTTTAAACGGTAAAGCAGTACTCCCAATATTAAGCATTGGATTTTTTATAATCTGAGTCTTGTTCTCCGTGGTATGAGTAACGTCCATATCTACGTATAATTGAATTTGCCTTGCGTCATTAGGTGCCACGTGAGTTCCTTTGTACTTACGAGTTGTTGGTTCTTCTCCGGGGAGTCTATTACCGTCTGCTCCAATCCAATAGAAGAATAACGCGTCAGTTATAGTAGTTGGGTTCTTGTCGATTTCGGCACTCAGCGTGTAAGTTATCCCTGGAATAACAGGGATTAGTACATCATTGGTGGCGTAAGAGGATAAGTCTTTGCCATATTGATATAATTCATAAGGAGATAACAACTCTGCCTTCCCCGTTCCAATCTTGCCGTATTCCCACTCATAAAACGGAGGTACTAAGTTCTCTCCATATCGAATCGCATACGGATTCTTTACAGGCTGCAAGCTGTCAACGTAAGGGTACATAGTTGCGGCTTGTTCCGGTGTCACGGTGTCGAGTGCATCATATTCGGTTTGCGTCAGTTCATACAATCGAAGTTCGTCGAAGTTAGCGTATTGAGTCGTAATTGGAACTCCGTTTACGCCCATCGAAATACTTACAGTCGTATCAGCGGAAGGTTTGTATTTAACAGCCGTTGCGTTGAACTTTGTTGTATTCGTAACAAGCGCTGAATCAGCAAATCCTGCAAATGAAATTTGTCCTCCATTGTCCGTATTTCCGTTCTTAATCATTCCAATTAATACGTAACATTTGTTAGCGAGTAACTTTACGTTCGGAATAGAAACAGTACCAGATGATTGATTTGAAGGAATTACAACTCTTAAGCTTGATGTTCCTCCTGCGCTAAAGGTAGTATCAATGACTGCAGTCATTCCATTCGAATAAGTGTAAGTTCCTAATGTTTCGAAGTTGCCCATTCTTCCAAGTAAGTTAATCAAGGTACGTCCTTTAATACTTGAAAGGTTAAAGGGTGCGTTCTTCTTACCTTGAATGACCTGAAGTCCAGGTTGCAACGTAACCTCACTTCGTTCTGAAGTGTCTAACCTACTCTCTACGTAATCTTTTACTGCATTAGCCTTTTCCTGAGATCCAGTTTTAGTTTCACCGTCCACTCGAACAAACTTCGCATCAGCACCCGTCATGAGACCGCTGGCGCCGCCTGTTACAGCATCTTCAATATTAATATCTTTTATTTTCTTCAGGATCTCTTCCATGCTAATATTCACGCGGTGATCCGTAGTTGAAATAACCCCGCTCGTATCAGTCGCCACATAGAATATCGTTAATCCCTTTTTGGCTGTTGTTTGAGAAGTCGTTTTTTTGACCACTCCATCGATGTCCACGTACAAGTATTGTCCTTGAGTTGGATTCAGTGGCATTTCACCTGCAGCTACCTGATAACGGCGACCGCTCACATAAGCTATCCCTGTCGTCCATGTCGCTTTAAGACCTTGTGCGTTACAGAGCAACCCCATAGTCCCATCAATAGGCACTACAAAGTTGCCGCCCAGTTCCTTAGCTAATTGCTCGACCAATGTATGAGCTGCTTCAATGCCACCTTCCATCGTGTTAAGGCGGCTTGAAGTTATTCGGGTACCAACTTGAACCAGCTCAAACAACGGTCGCCCCGTTTGTGGGTCTGTCTTCTGTTTCCCTGATGCGTCATAGATGGGCTTTGTCATGTCGGGAATCTCGTCCAACCACGTTTGTTTGTTATACAATTGCCTTCACCTCCAACTTAATCGTAAATTCGAATCCGATCAGAAAGCCCCGATCGTTCTTAACAACATTCAACGGCTGATTAGCAAGCGTCCGGCCTTGATTATCCATAAGCGAAGCACCAAGGATCTGTTTCCCGATGACTTCAGTATCGTTCAGAAACACGTACTTGCGGATCGATCTTCCGGAGATGATGGTATTGTGGATCGGATATTTCACCAGCTCACCACTGACATTTACCAGGGCGTGGTCAAAATGTGAATCCGCATCGGTCACCGCATAATCAAGCATTAAAGGTTGAATAACATCTGCCATTATGGTGTCCCTCCTTGCATGGGTATTTCAAATCCTGTAATCGGACTGTCAATCCGGGCGTGTGATGTCACTGCGCCCACCGTGACGTTCTGAGTAGCCAATACGCCACTCGTACCCAACTCTAGGGGCATTTCTAATCCGCAGATTGGGAAATCAACTGAATGCGAGTACCCTTTCCCTGTCATTGTTATCGCTGGTGCTGTTGTTTTGGCCACCGGCACAGCTCTATTGATATGAACTGGCCGAATATATTCAAAATCAGTAAATAGCCCCGCCATATTAATGGAGGAGCTACCTTCATATTCGAAGTGGATCTCTTTGGCCAAAAACTCTTCTTTCACCTGCAGGAGTTTTCCGTATTGTGCGCCAAGCTGCCGAAGGATTGGAAGCTTGAACGGCTTTTTGGCCAGTCGCTTCCTTCGGATCGCTTCTCGACGGTTTGCCAATGGACCTACCTGTTCCGTTCGGAAGTAGATCCATTCCCAAAGGTCCAAGCCCCAGGTTGACCGTTGCAATAAAAATTGATTCACGAGTTCGCTCATTTTCTCTGCTCGCAGATCAATCTCCTCTTCCATCACGCCAAAGTGCCAGCCTGCTACCTCGTTTTCATACCAGTACGGCGCAAGTACCTCGCGGTACCGAACGGGAATCATAACAGCATCACCTCAACCTGCAGGAACGAGACAGGCGGCACATCAATGTCCTCAACATCATCATTAAGGGTAAAGTCACTGTAATTCTCCACGCCTGGTACAAGCAAGAGAGCCGCGATATAGTTGTACAACAACTTGCTGCGACCGTTGGCGTACGCTGTCACACGCTGACGGATCAGTTCGGCCAGCTGCTGCAGATCTTCCGTTGTTTCCAATGTGGCTTTTACAGTCACTAGGAAGATCGGAGCCGGATGCACAGCCAAGTCATGGCCAGCAATACGGTAATCCTCCCACATTAAGGTTTTGACTGTCTCCGCAAACTCAGCCGTAATAGGTTGACCGTTCATGTCTGTCAGATACAGATCGATAGAGTTGTCATGATGTTCCTTTTCTACTGCGACAGCACCACCCACGCCCTGGATCTCTTTAGCCCAGATTTCATAATCTTTACGCCGGCCATTACCTTCTTCTGTGAAGGCCCTGTCCAAGATACGCAGCCGATAATCATCGTTGGATTCTCCATCTTTCCGGACCATCCCATCAGCCCATCCATGAGCATCCAAGAATTCATCATCTGCCCAGATCGGTGTGGACTGCAGCACACCATAGCCCCACAATTCTTGCTGTTCAGCGATCTCCTGAGCGATGGGGTACCAAAGGTCATAAAAATATTCCCCTTCGCCCACAGGAGGCGGTGGCAGCCCTCTTTCGTTGGCCATCGTAATAGCCCGGTTAACCCATCGTTGATAAATCATATCCGGGGTTTCTTCAAGTACAGGGACAACAGGGAATTTAGGCAAATCATTAATCGTTAAGCTCATGTATCGATCACCTCATTGAGTTCGGCCACGCCTACAAGACCCGTAATTTGGATGGTCAAATCCATGCCCCGATCAACACGTGTCATTGACGTAACCTCGGCTTGCTCAATCTCCGGGTGAGCCGTTAATGCTTCTTCAATATCTCGAATAATTTCAGTGTCTTCCCAACCTGGCCACTCAGATTTTTCAACGCCCATGTCAGCGCCGTATACAACATATTGGAATCGCTCGGTGCAAAGGATCTTCATAGCGGTTTCAACAAGAAATTCCTCATAACTGGTTGTCCGGACTGGACGCCCCGACTCATCCAGGACAGCCCTGCGGTTACGATAATCTATTTTGTATGTCCATTTAGTCGCTGAAGGGATGTTATCCATCAGGTCTGTGACATCGACCTCTTCCAACTCCATTTCAGGGAATAACGTTTCATCTTCTTCCATGGATCAACGCTCCTTTCCCAACACGTAATAACGTTGTCCTGTCATACGCGATACCAGGAGTCGATCACCCACCTGCAGGGGACTTGGAATGATTATTTTGCCTTTCAATACCGAAGGTTCTGGTTCCAAGACATCAAAGGTGACTTCAATTTCTTGTTCCTGCAGGTAATCCGCAAAAACTAAACTTGCCGACTCATAGGGATGAGGATCTCCATCCACCTCAATCTTGGCTGTTGGCCAGCTTAGAAGGGTAGCACGTTCGGTATCCCGTGCATCGATGTGCCCCGCCACTTTCTCTTTTAATAGCTTGATAGCATCACCCATCATCACGCTTCCCTCCTTTCCAAAACCATCTTGACCGTGAATATCCCATTACTCCAGCTTGTGTCGGCACTCTCCACGATCCATTTAGTGACGACGGTTGTCTTGATCAGCACGAGCCACCCAGCCCGTAGTCCCGACAAAGTATGATCCTCATGACGAACAGTTATCTTCTTAATCTGCTTGGGCTTGGCCATCGCCTTCAACCTTTGAGTTGCAACTGTCGTCGGGTTCTCTTCTTCTTCAACTTCGATGATTTCTTCCATACGTCCAAAAGTCTTTAATGCGCTAGCATCAGTTTTAGTGACAGATGCTGATAGTTTGTCATCCTTGTACTTCTGGGCTGTGACAACGGTGTAAGTGTCTTCCATGTTGTATCCTGCGCTGCTGGCTTCCATTTGTTCAGGAACAAAAATGGGTACCCGCTCGTTTGTCCCTTCACGAACGACCTGCAGGTAAAAATTTGTTTCCGTCCGGATAGCATCCACATGATACCTGTAGCCGCTACGCTCATATGCTTTTTGCAACACATCCAGGATGATTTCTGAATGCGCCATCGTCCCATATCGTTCATCCAGGGTAAAGCCAAGTTTCGGGCAACGGAAGTCAACACCAGTCGTCTGAATGTATTTCTGCAACTCAGACCCTGCTTCGCCCTTCAGGTATGGTCGCACACCTTTATTCTTCGCAAGGTACCATCCAATTTCTCGGGCCTTGATCTCCCATACACCTGAAAACTCGTCTTTTTCATAGTCAATGATTGGACCATGAAAGAACTGATTTTTGTGATGAAGGAGTGCCTTGCCGATCCGGTGGGAAAAGCACATCAGCATACCGGCCACACTGACCGTAGGGATATCACGCAGCCGCACAGTCATGCTTCGCGCGATTTCGTCCCTTTGGGATGACCAAGAAATGTCGGTTATAGCAGGAGTCAAGGCAGACCTGGCATCCTGTTTACCGTATATGACTGCAAATTTATCCATGACTGCCCTCCTTACTTCGCTTTGTTTACCGCTGCAGATATTTTGTTTTTTTGCCCTGTATAGTCAAATGCACCTGTCACATTATCGGCAGCATCTTTGGCAGCAGCAGTACTTTTCTTTTTATCCTCTGACTTCTTCTTATCTTTAGACTTCTTTGTCTTATCCTTTTTGTCTTTCTTGCTGGTCGTGTTGGGCCTACTCTTACTAGATTTAGTGATGATCACGCCAGGCTTCAGGAGTTGCTTCGTGTTACTATATGAAATGATTTTGACAGGTTTATGCTCTACCAAGCTTATTGTGATGTGAATATTACCTTGGCCATCTTTATAAACGATCTCCATGTTCTCAATCAACATAGTCTGAGAAAATAATTCTTCAAAGTTGATCACGACCGGCTTAGGCTTCCACTTCTCCAGCAGTTGCCACGTGGTTTCTGGCCGTTTGTAAGTAACGGTCTGTTTCTTGTCCGTTTCCCACAGTTCACGCCACTCGCGGGGCAAAATGGTCGTAAAAGAAACCCGCTGCAACTTGGCAGTGGGTCTCCCTGTCCGCTCTTGTCCGGTAATGACGTTAAAAGTGTCCACTTCATTCCCGGTTGTGATTTGTACCTCTGCTGGAGTGATCGGGAAGGTCAACCGAATCGCTCCTTGAGACATTGCAAGCATGAGTTACCCCCCCGTCTCCAATGCTTTGTATATTTCTTCACCTGCTACATCACGGATCAATGAACGACCTGCAGGGCTTTTTAAAGCTCTCTCAAACGATGGGAAATCGATAATTCCATCCGCAATACCTCTGAGATCGATTGTAACATTGCCGATTGTTACCGACTTGCTCCCACTGGATGCTTGGGCAGACAATGAAGTGGTACGAACAGGAATGTTACTACCGGATAGTTCTGGACCTTCAATGCCATCTACACCATCACGCATCGTCCCCGCGATCAAGTTCATTCGTTGTTTAATAGAGTCCGGCCGTAATCCATCCGAAAACATGGATACGAAGTTTCCTGCCCATCGATCTGACTTACTGGCAGGACCTTCTTTGGTCGGGGAACTAAAACCAAGGTAATCCTTGATCACACCTGCAGCTTTGGAAACGATACTTGTCAATGTCGGGAATTTACTTTGCATTCCCGCCGCCATCATACTGATTAGATTGCTACCCCAGGTGCTTCCTTTACTTGAGACAGTAGAGAGAGATTCAAGATGTTGCCGAGTAAGATCAATCGCACTTTTGGCCGATGAGCTCACACCACTAAAACTCAAAGCAGCTTGGCCGTTGCCACTGATAATGTCCCTGGTGCTATTCTTCGTAGTAACTCCCAGATCCTTGGCTTTCTGTTCGGTTTCCTTGGCTGCTGTCCCAACAGCCTTGACATTACTCTCAGCTTCTTTGGACTCAGAACCCTTGAACATACCCACTAACTTATCCTTAATATGATCTGCGGCTTGAGTGATGCCGCTCTCGTTCATTGCATCTGTAAGGCCTTGCTTCAGTCCACTTTTCTGAACATTAGAAACGACACTTTCCATCGTTTCCTTGATTTTTTGCTCGCCTTCCTTGGTTGTAGAAGCCGTTGTAGTGACAAATGCTTCTTTGGGTAACTGAGGCATAACCGGCTTAGCCTCTTCTTTTGGACCAAAACCCATCCAACCCTTGATAGAGTCTGTAAGAGATGAAACACCATCCACGATGTCACGAGTAATACCGCTTGAATCAGCAAGTGCACCAAGCTTCTCTCCTGCCCAGTTCCCAAAGTAAGCACCTGCAGCAGTTCCGAGCGGACCGGCTAATGATCCGACAATACCGCCCAACGTACCTCCAATGGTACCACCTGCAACTGAACCACCTGACGAAGATATGGCTTCCTTCCACCCGGTTTCCTTGGCTGTCTGGTATAAGTCATATGCTCCGAAACCCAAGGATGTGGCAGCCCCAATAATTCCGCCAGCTTTCAACATTTTCGCATTCGATTTAATGAAGTTCCCTATCTTACCCCCGTTTGGCACGTCAGGAGTTGGTGGAGGGGTTGGAGGATTTGGCCGACGCACCCGATATGGATTTTCACGCGATCCGCGCCTGTTCGGGTCACGTGTATCAGGAGAATTGTTTCTATTGCGGTTACGATCTCCCCCTGAACCTCGGTTATTCCCGCCTCCTCTTCTATTTCCACGGTTTCGACCATTACCTCTACCACCTGATGTAGATCCATACACATTCACCCGATTTGCATTAATTGTCATCGTTGATGAGCTACGAACTCCACCCAGTGGGTTACCTGAGTTGTTTCGATTACGACCTAAGTCACCCCTGATTCGACGGTCACCTACTTGATTACGAATACGATTAGCACGTTCGGCAGGTGTTTCCACCGTCGGCTCAGGTGGTCCGGATGATCTGCCCCGAATGCGATCCCAGCCGTTTTTAAGCCCTTGATCCGCCCCGGTTACGATATTCTTACCTTTTTGTCCTGCCCATCCAACAGCTCCGGCAAGATCTGAATTGAGTTGACGCACACCCTGGCCAAAAGAAACCAGTCCTTTTATCACAAGCACACTAGCCAACCCAATCAATGCTGCATTAATTAAACCAGCGTTTTCCTTATAAACATTGGTCACTTTCGTAATTGCATTTACAACACCTACACCAAAAGCTTCGATGCTGTCTTTGTTCTCAGTGATCAAGGAGTTAAATTCTTTAAGCGCCGGCAATGAAGCCTGCATGATATTTCCGCCGATGTCTTGCATCTGCATTTGCATTTGAGCTTGGATCTGGTTGTATTCAGTCATTGGGTTAGCTTGTTGTTGAGTTGCAACCAATCGATCAGTGGTTCCGGTCATATCCGGTGCTTTTTCGAAAGGTAGACTATACGTACTCAGAATCGAATCTGAATTATCCTCGGCAGCAGCTGAACCAAGAGTTACAAGCGATTGCTTTAAATCACTTCGACTTTGACTGGCTAAATCAGCAACTAATGCGGCTATAGCACCCTGTGCTTTTTGCTTATCCCCAGAGTTAATGTCTTCTGTGAATGCTTGAGCTTGACTAGCTGCATCTTTTTTACCTGAACCCCTGCTAACGAAATAATTAGCCATGTCATCAGCATTTAGGGCTTTTACTCCAAATGTTTCTTTAAAGAAATCACCAGGCTTGTCGAAATTGAAGGCTCCACCTTCGACCGTTTTTGATAAAAAATTACTCATCTGAGCAGAATCCGTACCGCTACTAGCAAAATAAGGACTATATTCCCAGAATGTATCGAACAAATCTTGCTGACGATCGCCCACACTTTGATAGGCATACATCATGCTATCTGCGATCTGAGTAGGCGTTTCCTTAAATGCATTACTAGCTTGGGCTAATGCACGGTTGACTTCCTCAGCTCCAGCGTCAGGACGGATGTATTGAATCTTTGATGAAGCCGTGATTGCTTCCCCGATCATAGATTTATCAGGGAACATCGGTGCAATGTCGGCCAGATTACCCGCACCAGTTGCACGGTCTGGAATGATCCCTTGAGATACGAGATCATCATTTATTGCGAGTGCTTTTTGCCGTTCCTGAGCAGGGATATAAGGTGCGCTGCGCGCTGCTTCCGAGTAATAGTCTGTTACACCACCAAACAGCGCATCTGACATTCCACCGCCAAGCACAAGCCCCCCAGCTACAGTCGCCAAAGCTGCAATCTTGGCAGATATGCCGTCTACTAATGGGCTAATCTCGTCATTTGCTCTGAGTCGGACATGAGCATCACTTATCCCGCGGATCTCGGCATCGGCACGACTTGCAGACCGCCTTAAATCATCGGCCCCAGCTCGCGAACGACGAAAAATATCATCCAGTTGGACACGATTGAAATCCCGTACTTCATCTGCTGCACCATGTATTCGTCTGCCTAAATCATCTGCTGCATCTCTAGCTCTGCGACTACTGGAAACTATATCATCGCCCATGCTACCGGCAATGCGTCGAAACTCTCTCACGTCATCTGTGGCTCTTTGGATCAAACTGCGCATGTTTCGCACAGCACCAGATATTAAATCTTTAGCTTCAAACGGGACGGTCACCCGACTTGTGGCTGCGATATTGTTCACCCCCTTCCCATGCTACTTGTTAAGCTTCTTCATCTCTTCCTCAGCCAGCATCGATGCGGCAAGACAGAAATGATATTGTCTGTTCCGATTTACTTCATATGGCAAGACTTCGGCAGGCAGCTTCTTCTGATTAATCCAAAAGGATGCTATCCAGCTTGCTTCTCCGTCTCGCCGGATGAGTTTTTTGCTTCTTTAAGCAACGCATCCTTAGTTTCCTGAAAGTTCCGGACCGCTTTGGCCAAGATGGCATAATGATCTGGATCATTCAACACCCGCGGTGGCAATTCATTTTTATTGATGCAGTTGTATGCCTTCAGGAGTTCGATGTTCTTCCAATCAAAATCATGCTCTGTGGCTTTTACGATCATTGCATCAATGTCATTGAAAGATCCTTTTGCAGTGCCGTCATCGTTGTATGCTGATTCATACGCTCGGCGCAGGTCTATGGTGGTCAGACGACGTACAGACCATTTATCTCCGTCTACCTCAACTTCAATCTGTTCAGGTTTGGCCGCCTCTGTACCGGCCGCAAGATATTTTTGTAGTTTGTCGCTCATTGTGATTCCTCCAGTAATTTGATTTTGGAAACAAAAAGACCGCCAAATAAATGACGGTCACGGTAAAAGTCTTATAATAATGACGTTTTGACAAGTGTGATTATGCAAAAGATAGAAACTGCTAAAAAAATAATCGCTGTGTAGCGTTGGCTCTTCCAAATTCGAATCCCATTAGCAATAGTAAGGATGAGCATTGCAATGGCATTTAATGCAGTGGAATACCCTTGAACCGTGTTAACAATAAGCAAAATCATTACCACTACCCAGGCAAACCAGAACCAAAGTGGAAACTTCTGAAAAAACTCTTTCATCGCGATTTTCTCCTTATGGCATTTATTCTGTCTGTAGTAGGGTATTCTTCAACTTATATCAAATTCCTTTATTTGGATTATAATTCGCTACAAAATTAATATTAAGCCATGTAATCCGGGAACTGTTCCACAAATTCAAAGTCAGTAGCCGTTCCCTCCAACGTGATATCAATCCCCGTGTTACTGTCGATCTGGGCAACCAAAATGTCCATGTTGCCGTGAATATGAATCCCTGTCAGAAGGACTCGCTCCGTATTGCCTGTCTGCATGTCCTCCAAGGAACCAGTGATGCGATCGAGGAACATGGTTTTACCTGCTTTAAAGTCTGTCAACAAGCGGTACCGGAGCCGTGATTCCAGTTTGGACATGACCAGTTTAACCGGGATTTCATAACCCACGATTTGTTTTGTCTTCGCCATTCGGCGAGCTCGGACAACATCCAATGTTTCAGGATTCAGTGTGACTTCAATTTCCTTGATAGTCTGCACCGCATCCCCGTTATCGTCTTCAACAGAGAGATTACGGCCAATAAGTTCGCGTTCCATGTATTAAGCCACCTCCCAAGTAATATAGAATGCTTCGATGGCATCAAGCGGCTTGGCGAATAGCTTGAAATACGCGTAATCGAAGTCACTCACATTGTTCGGATCTTCCGTGAAGGTATAACCTTCATCAATCGCTTTTTGGCTCCTGCGGATTGCCAGGTATTCAAGCACAGCCGCAATAAACATACCCCGACCATCCTTGTCATTGTCCAGTTTAGCCTTCCACTTCTTCGCCGTGGAATAGATGTCGTTCAGGACTTGGTCGATCGTCATAGAAACACGAATCTTACCAAAGTCCTCACGTTCACCTGCACCCATCGTTGTCAGCGTATTGACCGCTGACTCAATGATATAGTCGTAACCGTCTCGTGTAGCCATCAGAGTTCCTTCAGCCAGTCCTTTGATAACTTCGCTATGGCTCCAATCGATTGCAGCCTGTGTCATTGGAACCTTAGCCCCTGTAAAGGACTTATTCGCAGGTGTACCCGCCATCAAGCCAGCCAGCCACGCTGCCCATTGCACAGAGTTGTACGTTTTGCCGTTAATATGTGTTCCGGCAATAGAGTTGTTAACGATGAATCGGGCGTTCATAGCGCGGCTACGGGCATTATGCTTATCAATGTCAGTATCATCGAGTGGAAGGCCAGCAACGACCAACTGAGCGAGTCTGCGGGCCTTCATGCGACGATCCAACAGCCATTGTTTTGCCGCAGCTTGGACGGCCGCTTCCGTTGAAGGTAAATAGAACACATCGAAGGTCAGACCGTCCACCCGGTTAAAGATCCGACTCCAGTCTGATGCCGTGATTGTCGCTGAACCAGATACGGCTCCCGTGAGCGCCGTGTATGCCACGTCCGCCCAAGCAACAACACCTGTCGATTTGAACCGGACCATATTTGACTTCTTCAAGGCTTCTTCTGCAGAAGCCTTATCGGAAACTGTGAACGTCTCTGTGTCATAAATCCCTTTGATATCGCGAACGATGATTTCCTTTTTGGTGGCATCGACCAAGCTGGCACGAATCATGTATTCAAAATCATTACCGCGTAATCCTGGATAACGTGCCTCAATCATGTAACTGTCCGTAACAGATACGGAAGCAACCTTTTCCAAGCCACTGGTGACCCGGTAACCAACCACCGTTGCCCCCGTTTCCGATGCCAGCTCCAATTCATCGACCTGCAGGCCGCTTTCCTTCAAGCGTTCGGACGTGTCGGCCATATCAATTGCTTTATTGGCCGCCCCCCACTCGGCTTGATAGGGGATCAGCACACGGCCAGTTACTGGCACTACCCGTGCTTTGGCCAACGCGATCAATTCCACATATCCGCCAGGTCTAACTCTCTGAATCGACATTCTGCGTTTCCTCCTTCGTTACCGCTGGTCGCAAGTATGCATCCAGTCGGTTTTGTACTTCCTGCTGGGATAGCATGGTATCGGCTTTGCAATCAAAAAGGGCGCCCGCCACCTCAAAGCGTTCATGCTTCAATGCGGCTGCACCCTCAATCCATTCTTGCTTGGTACGCTTGTTCAGATCCTCCTGGACCGATGCACCGGCAGCAAGCCTGTCCTTTCGTGTTGTGCTCATGGTGTGAGCTCCTTTCCTTCATATCCGATACGGAATTCATTGATCTTCGGTACCGGAACCTTCGGCACTGCCAAAAGATACGAATACCTGAAGGTGACTTCAATCCGATCCTTTTCAGGTCGGTTACGCGGTGGTTCCATCACCAATGCCACACCGAAGCGTTTTGAAGCGTAGCAAAATCGCTTCTGTCGCAGGAATGTGAACAATGGCTCCAAATCAAAGGGGATGGGTTCCCCCTCGTCTTCTTCCGTTACTCGCTCCTTATCAAAATGGAAGACAAGTCCTACATCCTCTACGATCCGGTCAGCACAAGGGGTATGGGTCTTATCAGAAACAAGATCCGTTTCTATAAAAACGGAAGGTGTATCAAAATTCCCGGCCAGCCATTGCGTCTTATCCCGCAAAATCGTCAGATCTGGGTAAACAAGCCGCACGATTTCTGCCCATGACTTCAAACCTTTATCCATCAGCGCAGCACCCTTTCCAACTCAATTTCAAGCCGCCTTATGATGAGCTGATTCATTCCGCCTTCAAACTGCGTCACGGCAATGTCGAAATACTTCCGACCGATGAAGCTACGCGGTTTCGCCATGAATCCAGTCTTGGCATTGCGGTCATACACAAATGATCCACCGCTGTTCCAGTAACCTGGTACCCAATGGGCTTTGTGAATCGTGTAACCGTCATTAATCAAACGTGGGTATCCCCATGCTCCCTGGTCGTTTGAACCGGACCCAAGATCAGATCCAACTTCCAATGTGATAGAGTTCCGATCCACGTCCCATTCCCATACGTTACCGTCACCGCCGCGAGTGAATGAGTTCCACATCAATCCCGTATCAATAAGGCCTTGCCGGTCGATCTCGTCAATGATGTGGTTTAACAACGTTTCGCCCAAGGCTTCGGCTATGTTGGTCAGTACCCGCTTCATCCCTTGATCAGCCAGTTTTCTGAATCTACGTGCCAACCCATCAAAGTCATTAACGATCATTGCCTTTCACCTCACATGTCATCAGCAGCTCCATCCAATAGCGGCGAGGATTCGCATCGATGACGAGATAACGACGACCGAACAATACAATTTCATCGCTGATTCTCACATCAGCCGTTTTGGCCACGCCGATCGTTTTCTTCACGATGTACATCACGGGTTTTGCATCAGCCTTGTCGGATGTCTCCGTCTTGATGACATGACACTTGAGATCGCCAATCTTGCCCGTCTTCCGATCATTGAACAGATCGTCACCATCTCGCTTGCTGCCAACCCGGTACACGGCAAGCGGCGTTTTAAACCGATGATTCACAACAAATAGGCCGTGATGTTGCCATCGTCCGGCCCTTCCTGTTGTTTCTTCACCCAAAGGAACAAGATTGCGTCCACGTCCGGGTTACCCGTGGTCATGCCTGCAATCGCTTGCCGGGTGTATGTCCAAGCCCCATCGCTCTCTGAAGCATAGTTCCGAGCGACAGCAGCCAAATATTCCTCACTGTCCTGTAGGGCAAGCCCTTCAGCCAGCTTCACCCATGCGAGCATGAGCTGCCGATCCACTTCTTCTGGAAAAGGAATAGGTAAATACAATTCAATACGCACCTGGGCGTCATCGATGTACTGTTCCAACTGTTCCGTTTCAGCTTCTTGGATTGGAGAGACGCGGCTACGAGTTTTAAGAAGTTGGGGCGTTAGCATAAGGATCATCCTTCTGCGGTAGAGCTGCCAAAGCATCAATCAAATCGGGTTTGTTCATCGTCGAAAAACCTTTAATGCCTGCCGCCTTGGCTTGCTCCTTCAGTTCCTGAAGGGAAGGACCATCATCTTTCCCGTTATCGTCAACCGCAGGAGCAGGTTCATCATGATTGTCTTCAACCGTGAAATCTTGCTCCTGTGCCAGTTTATCTGCAATCTCATCAGCGATCATGAGAGGCTTGCCCGGTTCGAAACGATGGCCATATTTGGATACAGACGTGTTTTTGCCTGTGAAGGTTACTTTTTGCATTAGAACGTCACCCCTTCTGCAATCGATACTGCGCCTGGTTCTTCAAAGATAGAGTCGTAGTCGGAATGGATGGCGTAGAATCGTTTATCCGCATAGATGGCTTCTTTACCCTCTGTCGTCTTACGGATCTGCATCTCATATGTGTTTACCAAAACAAAGTTATCGTGATACGTGAAAATCACGACACCTTCAGGCATATGCGCGACTTCTTCAACGTCGTACGAGTTAATTGTCTTTTGAGCACCCATGATTTGAATTTGGATAGAAGCGCTAGTATCTTTTTCAGCCAGTTTTTGCAGACGTTCAGAGAACGTGTTGGGATGCATGAAATATTTGAATTTACCTGCAGCGCGTAAGCGTGTCGGCACAGCTCGTTCCAATTCAAAGAAGATACCGACTTTCTTCTCAACCGGCAGTGTATCCCAGTCGATAAGATTCCCCTCTTCTTTCGCCTTTTTCAACCAGCCGTTGTTGATTTTCAAGAAATCATAGTCCGGGTCAGTGCTTGGTGTTGCTGTATCCCCGTTAAAGCCCAAGTCTTGCATATTATCACCGTAGTTCTTCGTCATAGCAGCCATGATGATACTCTCAGCATCCTGTCCGCGGACACGTTGCGTTTGACGGATAAACTCTTCCGTAATCTCGAATGCCAAGACAACAGGCGCTACTGCATATGGCACTTGTGGGAATGTTGGTCCTGTGATATTGCTGGCCATGTTGTTTTCCACTTTGCCGCGGAGGTTCCGTCCAGTCACCCCAATTTTATCAATCGTGCCTTTTGCACTTGTACGAGTGATTGTACGAATGCCTTTTAAGAAAGTGGTGGATTCATACGCCATTGTCAAAAAGGCGTCAACTTGTTGATAATTAAGTGCTGGTTGGTCCATTGGTGTTACGGTGGTCGATTTGATTACTTGTCCATTGGTTTTCATAAGTTTAATAGTCTCCCTTCAAATTTTGACTACAACAAGCCGCCGAAGCTTACAGATCCATCTGACTTGTGAATATTTTCATCATGAATATCACCTTGAGCAGATCCGCCACGGCTATTTTTAACGATCTGTACATCAGCTGCCAACGTGCTCATTTGCTCAGTCAACGGGGCCAATGCTTTGGCAATGGCATCAGTAACCGCGTTGGATTCAGGATCAGAACCATTGCCCGCATCCGTTGTTCCCGCGTCAGGATCAGCACCACCATCCTGTTTCTTCAACTCTGTGATTTCAGCATTCAATCCTCCCACTTGCTTAACAATAGGTGCAACAGCAGCTTGCACAGCCTTTGCAATATCTTCTGGTTTCAAATCTTCTTCCTCCTCGGGCTCTTCTTCGGGAGCCGTTTTATTTTTAAGGTCGGTCAATGTAGCAATCGCATCATCAATGTGCTGCAGGTTGCTGGCAGAAATCTTTTTGCCAGCTTTGACAATGGCTTCAGGCGGCTTGCCTATGGCCTTCACGATATCTTCTTGGACCAATACGTCTTGGGCAATCTCAACAAAATCTTGCAAGGCTTCGCGTATAACTTCGGGATCTGTTTCCATTCCCGAATCCCACGAGTCCCAACGGAAAAGAACATCGTTTAAGGCATCTTGAGCCGCCCAAAACTCACGTTTCTTGCGATTTTTGTTGTACTTATCGGCAACAACGCCTTTAACAATCGGTGACATTGCTGCATTGATTGCTTTTTTGATGTGATGCATGAGACCTTTGGATACTTCTTCATCCTCGACTTCCTCACGCTTACCAACGCCAAACATTGAAAACCCTGTGATGTCACCCTTTTGGATTTCTTCCCAGGCATCATCATCAATCACCTTCACACCAGCGACCCATGAACCTTTTGCAATCACTTGGTCGCCAATCTCCATATCACATGGGGCAATATAAGATTCAACAACGTATCCTTTGTCAGCGTCCAGATCATGTTGCTTATCGATGTTGTAGGTGTGTTGGTTCTCCATGAACAAATGAGCTGCCTTTTCAATCTCGACAGCATCCATCATGTCGCCATGGACATCCTCAACATCTGGCTGATATACCACACCAATAACGATGTGTTGTGTGTCATCCACCTTGGCGATTTGGACTTGCTTTTGAATAGCGTTTTTCCCAGCAGCTTTAATAATGGCGAATGGCACACCATTAGCGCCCTTATCCACGAGCGACAAGTGCGTAATCTTTGCGTCCTTCATTTTGTATGTCATTTCTTCTCTCACCCCCTTTCATGTATAACTCCATAGCAAACAAGCATGACCACAACAGCACCATACCAACACTTCTCATATTCAGTTCACCTCGCTTAATCAAGTACCAGCTGCATAGTGCAACGGCAATTAATGATTTCCTTTGCTTCACCTGAAGGATCACCAGGATACATCAGCTTGCTTTTGCCGACCTTAAACGGTTTGTCCAGATCAACCACTTGACCATTTGCCTTGCGATGAGTCTTTCGTGTTCTCGATCCGGCTGCAGAACGCCATTTCTTACCCTTGGCAATCTCGGACTGCTTCCACCCTTCAAGCTTGCCGCCATTTGCCGCTGCCGTGCTCATCGTTCGTGACACCCGCTGCGCTCGTACCATGCTGAAAGGTCCATCTTCACCCGTAGCAGCAATCGCGCTGATCCCCTGAACAAGCAAAGCCCGTTCTGAAGGAGTGTTCCCTTCATCAATCGCCTTTTCGAAGCTTCGTAAGAGTGTATCCGTTGAAGACTGGTTCATATCGGGTACCAGGCTGCGGATCTCCTTAACAAATTTCTTGGCCGCCTTATTCTTAGTGCTCCACACCTTTTCATCATCAAGCTCAAGCAACTCAGACTCTCCCGCCAGATTGAACAAAGGTTCGAATGCATCCTGTACCGCCTGTTCAAACAGATCTCCGAAGACTTCGGATGTGTGTAAAGCAATCATGACCTTGCCCAACTCACCAATATCACCAAGAGATTCCTCGCTCAGTTCAGCGATAGCTTCCTGAAGGGCTTCTCCCTGAAGCTCTAAGATCTCCACGATCCGGTCTTCACCCTGCTTGTATAACTCTTCAAGCAACTTGCGTTCCACATATGTCAGCTCAAGACTATCAAGAAACTCATCGTCATCCGCTTTGACAATCAGTTCCCAGCAAGCTTCACACATGAGCGCCCACCTCAGCTGATCCTTTTCGCAGTAATCGCTTAGCGATGATCGAAACACGCTCCTGTAGGTCGTCAGCATCGCCGTTTCCTTCGTGATCAAGAATAGCCGGTTGGCTTCCTGCTAATTGTGCAATCGGAGTATCAAGGTACTTCGGACTGAACTTACTTTCATCAATCGTCGTACCCAGAACATCCTCAGCAATTGGGATCAGGTCACGGACCAACATAATGCCTCGTTCAGCGATAAAGTCCAGCATTGCCTTGCGATCTTCCGGATCAATGATGCTCGGTGCTCGAAGCACTGCCTTCACTCGGAAGATTCCCATGGCTGGGAACAACCGCTTGTTGAATATCTCATTCATGATCCACTTGCGATAAGGCTCAAATACTTGTTCTTCTGCAAACTGCAATGCTGCCTGAGCTGTCGCCCGGTTGTAGTCTGAACTTTGACCAACAAGAATCGGCGGTAAGCGGAAGGATGACAAGATATCAGCTTTCTTTTCCTTTCCATAATCAAGGAAGAGCGCATCTTGTTGCAGAAGGTCATTGAGCTTGTCCATCTGGATTGATACTTTCTCGACCTTCTCGTCTAATGGTCCGCCTGTTTCTTGCCCTTTGGCTTCAAGGTAAAGAATACCCCCTTGGGATTGAGATCCTTTGACCTTACTCAATAGCTCCATGGATTGTTGAGTGAGTCGTCCATTCGTCACAGTCAGGATCATTGAGAGCATACGGCCATTACTGAAATAGGATACGTTCAATTCCTCAGCTTCACGAGAGCCGACTACACCAGGTGCGTTCCCAAACCAGCGGGGTTCACCATAGGCGCCGTCATTGCCGACCTTCAACGGAATGACCTGGTTCTCGGTACCATCAGTACCGAACAATCGAAACCAAACTACCGATGTCCCGCGCTTCATTGCATATCGACGTGCATAGATTTGTTGAGTGAACTCCTCAACCTCTTTGGTAGAGCTGATCCGTCGTTTGCGTTTAATTGTCGAAAGTTTGCTTTCCTTGGTGTATCGTACATACTTCGGGTCCATCCGGAAGATCGTCGGGAACTCGCTCCCGCTCGGCCAAGCAACTTCCATATTCGCCATCCCCGTGCTTTCCAAATCCTCAATAAGCTGGCCTATGATCTCTTCAGGATTATCTTCGAGGTTACAAGTCTCCAAAAAGCGTTCTGCACGGTTCCATTCTTCCTTTGCAGTCTCGTCACTCTCGCCTGGCAAGTACTCCAGTGCGATACCATGTCCAGCAATGTTGCGCTTGTATGCCTCAATACACTGAGGAATGATGTTGCTGTTTTTGACAAGCAGCCTGCAGGATGTAGGATCGTTGCCTGATTCAAATGGTAACAGCCCATGATGATCGTATAAGCTGTCGAATACATCGGGAAGTTGGGCACTGGATGGAATGTGCTTACCTTCTTCTTTCGCAAATGGAACCCATGCTGCATTGCCTTCACTCAATTAAATCCACCCCGCTCCCCCATTGTTTTCTTCATGCTTCGATTCCTCCCGTTGCTGTTGTTTTTTCTTAAACCATTCGAACCACTTATCGGCTACCTGACGCACCTGCAAGGCAATGGAATAAGCCATGATTCGGTCATCGTGACAACCACTGTCTGCCTCTGCTTTGCCTTTATTGTCGATGAAAGTCATACACTCACCGAACAGCTCTGGACAGTAAATATCGTAAAGCTCATCACGAATGGCTTCTTTGAAGTCTGAGATCATCACAGGGCGAGTTGCTTTATTGGTTTCCCATCCAAGCTTGCCCTTTTTATGAAGGAACAGCAGCGGGTAATGACACGTGTTGAACAACGTGTTAAGCACCGATTCCCCAGTGTTGTTGTTTTCCACTGCCAGCAATGCTGTGTTGTAATACAGGCCCAACGTGTTCAGCTTTTTCCCGAACAAGTCAGTGTCCCACTTGCCATGCAGAGCGGCGCACATTTCTCCTGTACGCGCATCGATCACATAAGCAGCATCATAGTCGCCATCTTCGGTACCCTTTGCTGTATCTGCGGATAAAATATATCGCTTACCCTGTTCTGGAAGGTGATAGATGACCAGTTCCCCCGCATGAGCCGGGACAACCTGTTCTTTAACAAAATCAATTTCATAAATAGCACCTTTCAGTTTAATTGCTTCCTTCAGGCGCTTAATGAATTTGTTATCAAAGATACTTTCACCTGATAACAAGAACGCTTCGTCAGGTTCAGAAGGATATTCCTGCTCAAACTGTCGTGAATCACCGCCGCAATCGTTTCGAATGGTATACCGTCGCCATTGTAACTGCTCATCATCCAACCCGTATTTTGCCTTCAGTTCCAGTTCATCTTCCGTCAGTTCAAACCCCGGAGGAACGGGCTTGCGATAGTCCGGCATTTCGAACCATGCAAAAAAGAGCGGAGAAAAATCATTCTCGCCCTTCACAGCTGCATCCCATATTTGCTTGAACTCTTCCATGCCGTTTGCTGTAGATTCGATAATTCCGATGCTTCCTGGCTCTTTGGACAAAGCAGCAAGAAGGGAAAGCAAATGTCGCTTCTTCTTCTTGGCTGGCCAGAACGCAACTTCGGAAGCATGCAGATAATGAATCGTATCCGAACGGGCAAGCACTCGGCTTTCTGCCGTTTGTACGGTGATCTTTGATTTCAGCCCCGGGTTCCTTCGACGGTCTGCCGTCCGGATCGCGGGATTCTCAAATGTCAGCTTCTTGGCGTTGTTCTTGCGAGTCATCGGCTGAATAACCGATGGCACTCGTTCATAGTAAAGCTGGAACATATCGAACAAGTTACTTGAAGCATCGGAAGACTGAGCAACGATAAAGGCATTCTTTGCTTCCTGCAATGACGTGAAATAATAGATTAACGCCTCTGTCACCGTTGAAAAGCCCATTTGCCGAGCTTTCAGAATGATAATCCGAACGGGCTTCCCTGCTTCTAAATCTTCAAATACCTTTGCAGCATAGCGCCGCTGGGCATCATTGAGGATCAACCGTACCATAGCACCGGACTTGTCCTTGATCTTGAGCATCCGGTAACAAAATTGTTCGAAGTCTAACAAGATCGCTTTTAGTTCGGCCAGTTTGTCCGGTCGTTGTTGCAGCCTACGCTTGATTCGACGACGGTGTTCCTTAGCCAATGCAATTACCAATCTAAATCATCCCCATCGTCATCTTCATCGTCTACATCATTCCCTCCCCCGCTTTCATCCCCATGGCCCAACGCCTTGTATTTATCCAGCTCAAGACGTTCACGGGCGATTCTTAATTTCTCTTCTTCTTGCTGCAAGCTGGCGATCAAATTGATGACCCGAAGCTTCTTATCCCGTGTTTTGACCAAGGCTTCCTCTTGTTTGAGTATCTTGTCCAACTTAGACGTGACTACGGTCGTAATCTCGGTGACCTTCATCCCTTCGGTGGTAAGTGGTACCTTGATTGCCTTTCCCGTCTTAGGGCTCAACATAGAAACTTTGTCCTGCCGCTGCATGAGCTCTTGCTTTGTCTTACGCTCTTCGTCAGTAAGACCGGATTCAAGAAGCTTGACCCGTTTCATGTGTCGCCGCTCCTGCAGGGATAACATGATCAACTGTTCATTGAGCTGTGCAAGGGGGTCAGTATCGATCTGATCCATCATATCCTGTTCGTCAGGCTCCAATGTATCAAGGAAGATCGTTTCATACATCCCTGTCTTGAGCGCATGCTTGTTGCGATATGGACCACCATCGCCACCGCGGTTACCCACAGCATTCTGGTTACCCGGTGGAGCACCGCCCCGATTGCCAGATGCATTCTTATTGCCTTTGGGCGCTCCCCTTGATTTCGGAACGCTCCCATTCGTTCCATTTGGAGCGTTCCCTTTGGAAGCCCCCGAAACGCTCCCATTCAATTCGTCTTCCCAACGATCCATGGACTTCCATTTGCGTACCCTGGACTCGGGAACAGAAAGAGCGGCGGCGATGTCTTTTAGCTTCATCGTTCCGCCGCTCTCCAGCCACATCAGTTTAGCCTTGTCCCGTTCAGGACTTCTCTCTCTGGCCATCTACATTCATCACCACCCCCAACAAAAAAAATATTTTGTTTTCCATATGAGAAAGTCGGTTTAAATCGGACATTATTATATATACAACCAAAAGGAGATGTTAAAATGACTAAACGTAAGTGTACTTACTGCCTTAAAAACTCTTTGATTGTCAGACAGATTCATCATCCTATCGATGATCCAAATGAACCTTTGATACTCTTTGAATGCGAGACATGCAGACGACGAATGTTTGCATTCAGTTATCTGGAAGAAAAGTCTCATCCTTCTGAAGCTTGATATCCAATTCGATGAGACGTTCCAGATCCTGAACGGTCTGCATCTTTATATTTCCAGCCTGTAGGTCTTTCACCCACTGAGCAATTGATGCCTTAACGATCTTACGGTACTGCTCTTTACTCTCAAGGATACCTTCCATTACAGCGAGTTCATGTTGCAATAAATCTTCATCTGGTGTTCTCATGCGTACCCCTCAGCTTTCCGTTATGATGGAATGCGAGATAGCGGATGTCTGCAAAATGCCACGCGTGGCGGGCCGCTATCTCAGCCGGGGGATACCCTGGAGGAATGGGAGGACGTTACCGCGTCCTCCTTTTTATTTTGGATACGGTTTGTGCAAAGGCAGAATCTTACGCCGCATCTTCTTGTTCAACGGCATCAGGTACTTGTGCTTGCCCTCTGTCCGGTACAATTCGGCATTGGCATCCAAGTTGTTCCTGATCCAATCGATGCGTTGACTGCCGGTACCATACTTGCTGTGAATCGATTTGGGATGTGTCTTCTTCCCTTTAATGATGAAATAATGCTCCCCGTCCGTCTTTCCCTCATAGATCCAGTTCGTCGCCTGATAGATCCCACCGTGATGCTTTTGCTCAACGTCGGCATAACTGACGATCAACTCCACATTGGGGGATTGCTCCTTCAAGAATCGGATCGCTTTGGCAAGGATCTCCGATACAAATGATTGATGCTTGGTTAAAGCAACCCGTGTCAACTCACAGCATTCACGCTGAGTCAGGCCATATGGTGAACCGATATTCTGAGTCGCCCCACGGCTGAATATAACCACACCGATAAACTGGCCATCTTCCCATGCTCCCACCTTCACCGACTTTCCTGCGGGCAAGCTGCGGCTGTAGTGGAAATTCTCACAGGAGAACTTCGCTGCTTCATGTGTCGCCCAATCCACTTTTAAATCAATCATGTTCGAATTCCTCTTTGCAGTGCGGACAAGTCACCAGCTTTGAACTCAATACCCCCAAATCGCCTTGATCCTCGGAAGTACCCGCATCGAAGTTCGGGATCTCAATCTCACCAAGCATCTGTTTCAGGTCTACATCGTCGAACCCGGAGACAGCAATATCCACACCTTCCTGTTGCAGCTCAACAAGCAACTGCGATAGGGCATCTTCATCCCAGTCACCTGATACCTTGTTCAAAGCAATATTCAGGAGCCGTTCCTGCTGATCGTCCAGATCCACCACGGATACCTGCAGCTCAGTGTGGCCCAGCTCATCGACCATAATCTTGTATCGCTGATGACCGCCCACCATGTTCCCGGTGCGTTCGTTCCAGACAATCGGCTCAACATAACCAAATTCCTCTATGCTGCGGCGAAGCTTCTCGTATTCCAGATCGCCAGGCTGGAGATCAACGCGGGGGTTGTAGGCTGCTGCATTAATCTGATAGATCGGCACGATTCTGATGTTCATACCTATCACCTCTAAATTATTATGGCATCAAAAAAAGGACGAGTTGGTACAACTCGTCCTCCCACTTATTTAGTAGCAATCTTAGAAAAACTCAATATCATTAATTGTTGGTACGCCTATACATTGTATTTCAAGTACTTCATATTTGTCGCTTTTAATATAGATATCAACTGTCTGTGGTCTTGTTGTAACAGTCGAATTAATTCTAATGCTGGTACTACCAGCATCTATTGATTGTGGATCGCCTAATTTTCTATAGCCAGTCACATTAAACACAGCTTCTGTAGTAAAAAAAGAACCCGTTTTTAATCTTAGTAGTGAAATTTGTTGGGGATCATTTTCAAATATAATTTTAAAATTTCCCGTTGCAGTAGGCGTTCCGCTTGTCCAGTAAGTTTCAACTTGATTATCTTTGGCTTTTTGCGCTGAAAACTGAGGTCCTAATTCGTAATCTGCCGAAACCTTTGCGTTATTTGGCAAACGTTTTAAGCCAATATCAAGCATTTCCCGGGTATACAAACTTTCCTTTGTGGCAGTGGTTAATGTCATCCTAATCATTCTCCTTTAAAATTATATTTTGTTTTCCCCGTCCCTTATAGTGCACAAATTAGATTTTTAAATACACCCATTTAATACCTATTTAATACAATAAACATAATATTTATTACTTTATTAGGATATCGCACTTCTTAATATTTTTGTGTTGAGTTGGTTTCAACGTTTGGTTGATCATCATATGCATGCGTAGGCTCACTCAGACGCTGTTCTCCGCTCTTCAACGGACTGTTCCCTGCAAACGGACATTCTCACCTATTCAAGCTTTAAATGGCTCACATCTCGTCATATGAGAGCAAAAGAAAAAGCACCCGATTTAGGATGCTTCCTTAAGAAATTCGTATACCATTTTGATATAACTCGAAAATGTTTGAATGTAATCTTCGTCATCAACTTTGGAAGCATCAAAAATCAGTTGTTCTCCTGAATCCAGAGTGATAGTTAATTTCGAACCGGCATAGCGATCATTAAGGTGTTCTAAATAGTCTAGTTTAGTCACCTTGTAATTTTTATAAATGATTTCGCTCAAAACTTTCGTGTCTTTCTTTATTGAAATAATATCTTTGTGCGTGAATAATGTGACCCCTGGTTTTTCTTTACCGAACCAATCCTCCGGGTAGAATGCCATTACTCTTTCCTCTAGCTGACTTTTTTGAATATGCATTAGTAAATCCGTAGAGATTGATCTGTTTCCAAAGTATCTTTTAAACTCTTTGTACATTTCCATATTAATCCCTCCTCGACATCATTTTTCGACATCGGGGAGTATTTTCCTTCAAAATAAGCACTGTGATAGTTGTCTAGTTGTCTTCAAAGGTCACTGCTGGCGCTTTGAAGATTGTATTCTCTATCTGAGAGAGAACAGTTTTCATAGGAATCTTATATGTTTTGACCAAAATTTTTGATAGTACCTCTTTTAATTTGAAGTATCTATCATAAATATCTGGTCTAGCGATGTTTTTTAAAAATCCCGAAATATCGCCGTGAACTACTTTGCTTCTTAAATTATACATATCTTTAATCAAGTCAAATGTTTGTTTTCTTTTTGTTTCATCCTCTTCAATCAAAAGACTAGCATTTAAAGATACACGATAACTGACTTGATCACTCCCGGTAACCAAAAGAGCTTCTAATGCAGTGATAACACTGAGGATAGCTTGCTCTAAATAAGGAGTGGAACAAGAGGATAAATAATTATTGTAGGCGTAAGACCATTCTGTTGTCTTCCATTCAGAATTAGACATAGCTGTATGTTGAATCTGGCTGTATTCAAAAATTATGTCCATTACTCTTTTTATGTGTTCTACATCATGATCGCCTATAAGGTAAGCATCTTCTTCTGGTGCACTTGAGACGTCGATGGTTTTAGAACCATAATAATTAATCAGCAGAGAGTTTTTCCCTTTATTCAATGCATAGAAATGCCCCTCTTCAGACCCGGATATTTTTCTTAATCTCAGATTTACTTTAGGTAAAGCCAACCTTAAGCAATCATAAAAAATAGTTGGACTACTTTCATATGATATTTGTTCTGACTGATTCCAAGCAATAATTGTTTCTTCTCTATCTTTAATCAAATTAAAATACTCATTCAGTTTAACTACTGGTTCATCGAGTTTAACGTTTTCCATTACAACATGCTCGGTATTGTTCTCCATGTTTCTACCTCCTGTTAACTATATTGATTATTGTAATATATTTCTTTCCTTAACACATCTAGGTCTACTACAGAACTGTTTCACTCCATCCCATCTTCCCCATACACAACCTTTACATTTCTCTGGCTGCTTGTTGGGGCGAATGCGTATCTTCTTCCGTCTTCTGCTGATCACTTCAATTCCTCCAATAAAAAAAGCCGATCCAGTGAAGGAACGACTTTGGCTGTTGTATGTACAATAATGGCTAATCGAATTACGTTTTCTGGCTATAAAATGACGCTTTTGGCGATTCGTGTGACGCTTTTAAAAGAATGGCGTCCGTACCGTCCGCAGCAAAAACGCTGCACTCTTTGCTTTAAATGCATACGTACTATGTAACTATAGAGGAAGAACAAGACCATTTTACTGAAGCTACCAAATGCGGGTCAAGGAACAGAAAACGGGTGAGTCCCGATGATATGGAACAAACCCGTCGTTTCCTGCTTAATCCTTGCTATTTCGCATTTGGATCATACCGTACATTACCCCGACATGATCATTACAACCAAATTGCATCAATTTCGATAATTTAACAACCAAGCAGTAGAAAAAGCGAGAAGAGGAACGCCCCAGTCATATGCCGCTATTGCAGCTGTGCGTTTCATTCTCGCTCGATTTCCACAATACAAATATATCACTTCAAAAGTCTAACGAACTGCCATCATACGTCCAAAAAAGGTTTAAATATCAGTCAAGTTTAAATGAAGATGTTTCGGTAACTTTAAGCAACTCAAGATCTAAAAGCTTTGGGTTAAAGTAAATAGGATTATCAATTAGAACTTTCATAGCTATTTTCAGAAGAATAATAGCTAACCGGGGAGTTGGTAACGTCAACCCAAGCTCTTGTAGTGTGATCTCCTGGTTTTTCACTTTTCCTCCGTGTACAATCGAAGAACGATAAGCATATATTTTTTTAACAATGTCAAACACCATATCTGGAGTATACGATGTTATTGGTGATATTTTGAAAATAGTAGCCATCCTCAATGCAAGTTTGTGAGTGAGTTCTCCAGTCCCTCCATCACTGAGTAATGCTTCCATAGCAATTGTTGCATCCAAAATTGAATCTTCTTCTTCTTCCCTTAGAACACACATATTTAGTCTTCGATTAGCAAGTTGCAATTTATGGTGTTTTACTAAATCAAACCTTTCAAACAGATTTAGTATATCTTTTGCTAAGTCTTCATTAATCGTTGTAAATTCAGTTTTTAACCAATAGTAATTTTCAAACACCTTAGGATATGATCTAATTGTAGTTCCATATATTGAACTAAGAAAAGCATTATACTTTTCTGTCCAGCCCACTGGAACAGCAAGTACCTGTGCATAACCTAAGTCACTATTAAAGGTAATAATCCTCATTGAATTAAAAAATGAATTGATTTTATCAATTGGATACATGGTAATTTCCGAAAAATGTTGATTCACATCGAAATAAGATAGTTTTCCTGCAATTGAGAAACCCTTAATTTTTAAAGCATGCGATGCTCCATTAAGAATAGAGGATGATATTGGAGATCCGTGTTGTTGTATTGATGATCTTGAAAGTTGAAGATTATCATCAATCTTTACAATCTCTATATCTCCAGTTTCGTTACCAACACAATCTTCAAATTCAAACTTAGTGAACAATATGGGAATATATATATCATAATAAAGTTTTTCCGCAAAAATGAATTCTTCAATCGGTTCATACAATTCAATAAAATTCCCAACTTTCCATTCAGATTCCACATCATAAGTATGTAAATACGCGTCTACCAAATTGGTAACCAACAGGCGAACACCTAACAGGTAAATATCATTATTAAAAACTCCTCTGTAAGAGAAAAATTTTTTGAAATAATCTTCGCTACCTAATAATTCTGAATATTCTTGAAAACCATCGATTGAATTTATATCTATTTTTTTGTCATCAAACAAACTTGAATAATTCTTAGGCCCTCCTATAACGTAGTGCTTATAAATCTCATCAAAACCAATTTCATTCTTTTTCAAATAAGGAAAATCAAAATGTTGGGTTATATAACGCCCCTCATTTTCTTTCAGAAAAACTTTCACTGCTGAAATGCCAGAAAAAACAACCCTCTGAATGTGAGATTTTAACATATCCTTATCAACCATCTTTTCACTCCTACCTCTATTATTATGAATTTCATTATAAAGCAAAAATAACTGGACGAATCCAGTTATTTCAGACAGTATTCTGCTTTTATCAATATTTCTAATCTAAGTGAGTTAGCCAAGATATTTAAAGCTTCGACTTTTATACGTCGAAATGTGCTATCGCTAAGCCCCATTTCTCCACAGCTAATGTAATCAAATTCCCCTTCATTATCAAGATAGCTCCGTTGAATGACTTCGCTTTGCACTGAAGACAGCCCCTCCATGGCCAAACTAAGCAACCGATCCTTTTCCTTTAACTCAGCTTCCTTGTCCACATTATATATAGCGATCCTCTCTGTTTGTTTGCTGATCGCATTAGTAGATTGATGTTCTCTATATACATAAGCCTGCGTGACTGCTGCCTCGCGTCTCACGAAACCGATCTGCCGGTACTGCCGAACGGTTTCTAAATATTCTTCCACAGCGCGGCGGGTAGCTTTCTCGTCGATCGGCAGTATGTTAAAAGTTAATTGTAAGTTGTTTTTTCGGCGTTTCCCCATTTTGATCCCCTCACCGTGTTATAATTTTTGGTGAGGTTTATTTGATGTGTCCCCCGCCTGGCCGCCAAGCTCGCGGGGGAGATTTGTTATTCAAGAATCACTTTGCTGCAAAATTCATCCCATTCGGCTGCGCAATCCTCTGCGCTCCAGCCGCTTACCAAGTCTTCCGGATATCCGTATTCTAAAAGCAATGCTCTATGATCTCTTCGCAAACCTACCACTCACCTCCACGTTTGTAATACTTACTGTTGCCATTATGCTGTTGCGGGGCAGTTACAGCCTTTTGCAGCTTGTCAGGCCGTTTAGGTGGATGCTCAGCCCCAATTGCCTTCAGATGCTGTTCAATCCTTTCTTTGGTCCACGTTTCTTTTTTAAAATCCCGATAATTGATCATCAGCAGATCCTCCCCGATTGAATGCCTTCCTGTAGATCCGAAAGCAAGTTATAGACGTTGGCATCATGTGTCTTCTCAATGCCTTGATCTTGAATCCATCTCATGATACCCGCTTGAGTTACGACCTTTGGCCGTTTGCCCTTCTTTGTCAATGCCAGGGTACGAACTCCTCCTGCTGTTTGTGTAAGGTATCCCTTACGAATGAGTGTGTTAATGTGTGAATGAATAGTAGAAGATGATGACAACATGAGTGCTTCAGCAGTCTCCCTGATCGTAGGAGCATAACCGTTGTCTTCAATGAATAGTCGAATATAGTCATAGACTTCTTTCTGTCGTCGGCTGAGGGTTTTCTCTAATGTCGCTTCCGTTGTCACTGTGCTTCCTCTCCTTATCTTTTGAATTTCGTACCCATGTGAAACCTCGGTACCGATCTTCGATCAGATATGACTTACCCTGCGGCACAAAATTACTCGGCTCTACCCGCAACTTTCCAAACCCCGTTTCAACTGATCCTTGCTGTACCAGTTCCGTACCTGCAGCACATACCATTTTGATCTGATCGATGCGGCAGCCATCTTCAATCAACGGTGCAAGCTTATGATCGATTAACTGAATTACCTTTGGTGAGATGACCATGTAAACAGCTCCTTTATCCTGTCATTAATTTAAGGCGGTCCCCTTATTGCCAGCCGTACAGGTGGTCCACCGTAATGAATGATTGCTGTAATCTCGTCCTTAAATTGCGCAAACCAAACTAGCTCTCGAATAGGAAATCGATATTTGAATTGAATCTATTTATAAAAAAAATACGTATTAAATAATGAGGTGAAAATATGAGAATAAATAAACTATTGAAATGGTTAAAGATTACCTGGGGGCTAACGTACATAGCTTTTGTTGTAGTGTTTGTAATAGTACTAGGCTTCTTTATTACTGGAATGCTCCAAGACAAAAAAGCATTAATTGATACGGCAGCTATGAGCACCGTTACGTTGTTACTTGCGTTTGCCTCACTACCCAGTTTGTTAATTCAGTTACTCTCGCTTCTCGAAATCAATCAAAAGAAAACTTACACTGCTACAAAAAAATGTCCCCACTGTAGACATACTATTGACTTGAAGATCACTGAAGATTAAAGATTCAGTACATATGTTCTGTTTATTGAATGCAGCTGATCACCCCGGCCAACAATCGACCGGGGATGCTGCTATGTGAGGGGGCCTTAAGCTACCCCGCTACCTACCATTTGTTCTTTAACAGCCTTCTTGTAGCGGGAAAGCATACCACTTAGTTTTCCTTGAGACATGCCCAAATCCGCTGCAATTTCACGCCATGTCACATCACTGCCGCGCTTACGTTCAATGGCAGCGGGGATGTCTAATGTGATTTCAGGAATAATCGGGCGGTTCTCCAAGATGTAGCGCTCCAGTTCGTCCGGATCAACATCACCAGAACCTCCTTCTGTATTACCTGTAGGTTGATTCTCGTCTGCTGGCGGCTGCTGTTCACCTTTCGATTCCTCGGAAGAGAAGTCCATCTCCTTCGATCCGGACTGATCATCGCCGCCATCCTTCATCCAGGCTGGAATATCATTGTCGTCATTATCACCGTAAGGATCATTTGGATCGGTACCAGGATCATCGGCGCCTGTCGGTGGAACAGTTGGCTGGTCGTCACCTTCTCCCGTTTCCTGACCGTCTCCCGTTAGCTGCTCTTGATCAATTGGCGGCTCTGCTGGTCCAAATAACTGAGCTTGATTCTCGTCCTGCTCTGGTTCAGAACCCGGCTTCTCGATCTGTGTTACTACACCTGACGCATCCGTCGTTACACGGCGACCACTGTCCCAAGTACGGTACATAGCGTCCCGTTCATCCTCTTCAAACTCAAATGCAGCTTGCGGATCTCCTAGGAACACATTGATTTTTTCACCTTGGTTAGTGGACAAGAACATGAAATTATCCTGAACAACCTTCAACGGCAAAGTAAGTTTAATCTCCACATCAGACTCGCCGACTTTAAATCCTTTTCCCATAGTTGCGCTGAATTTTGCAAAGTTTTTAATCATTCCAGTCATCTCCTCAAATTTTATAATTGTGAATATTCCTTGATTTTCACTTCAATGCGCGGTCGTGCACTGTAACGCTTCCGGGCGAACACCTCAACAACTTGGCTATCATCCTTCCAAATAACACCTTTCAGGGCATCCTTGACCCCCTTCAGGTAATTGTCCACGTCCGGTTTGGTCGTCGGTACAATCTGTCCAGCTTCAGCGAGCGCCGCCTTCTTTTGGTTTTTGCTGATGGATTTTGGTATAGATCGGTAAACCGTCAACACCATGCCGATAGGTCCGAGTAACAAAGCATCAGGTGCGTGTTCACTGGCTGCCAGCTTCACGTAATCTTTGTAATCCTTGGATTTCTTCGGATCGTACATCTTCACAAAACCTGTTTTGGTCGAAGCTTTTGGACGCCCCTGCGCCACCGGTTCACCATATACCGTGAAAGTGATCATCTGCGTCGCCGTCCTTTCGTTCTTTCTCTACGCCGTTGACGTGCAGGCAGCATGTCCCGCTTAATGACAAACACCTCGGCCAGTTTACGGCCATCATCCCCGCGAACAACGTAACTCAAATGTGTCTGATGGTGCGGATCAATCAGCTTTCGCATGCTGCACCTCCAGTTCCGACAATTGCATCAAACTCAGCGATCCCTTCATGGAGCTCAGTTTGATCAATCCCCGCAAATTCCGTCTGCAGCTCGTCTTCATCGGGAATTTGTCCCGTGTTCATAAATCGATGTCTCATGTACTCTGACACCGACCATCTGGTATAAGGATTGCCCATCAAGTACGCACCTTGTACGGCCACAACATGCCATCGATCTTGTCCAGCAACCAGCGTTTCCCCGAATGCTTGTTCAGCAGTACAACACCTTCAGACGTTTCCCTTTCAGACAACCAGTTTTCCAACGTTACGCTTGGTCTGGCCTTGAGCAGATCGAGCTTTTGTTTCTTGGTGAGTCGTTTACCTTGCTTCATGTTCGTTCCCTCCTTACGCCCATTGGCGTTTTTCTATATCTTCAGGCTCCGGTGGAGTTGGGCCATAGTTATGCTTCCGCTCATAGTTTACGAATTTATTGAATTGTTTCAGGAAGACCAATTCAACGGTACCGACCGGACCATTACGTTGCTTACCGATGATGATCTCGATAATATTTTTCTTCTCGGTCTCCTGGTTATAGTAGTCATCCCGGTACAGGAACGCTACGATGTCGGCATCTTGCTCGATCGAACC